GTTTTGAGTTCGTATAAAGTTAGAGCCTGATTGTTTGCCGCGACGCGATCGATCGTGCATCTTCGCCCGCATGAAGCTCACAAATCCCCAAATCGAAACCCTTCAATTGATCGCGGACGCGGGCGGCGCTGGCGTCGCCGGACGCGATCTTTCCAAGCCGCAGCGGAAGCGCGTTCGCGAATGGATCGAAGCCGAACCGCCACTGATCAGGCTGATGGGTTCCGACGCGACGATCGATGCGCTTGTCGCGCATCGCGTCCGCCTGACTGAAGACGGCGAGCGCGCGCTAGGGCGCAAGCCCGCGCCCCGTGTCTCGATATCCGATCACTTCGCGATCAGTCAGTATCAGGTCGCGATCCTGCATCGCATGCATGGCCCCACGCTGCCGCGCCCTATGCTTGGCTACCTGTTCGACCCTACCGAAATGGCGAGCCTGCAAGGGCTCTGCCGGGCGGACGCGCGTCACCGCCTAGTCGATTGGGAATGCAATTTCAATTTGCGCCAGTGCTATCAGGAAGACATCGAAGACCATCCCCACCAATGCCGCTACTGGCTGACTGAAGAAGGCAAGAGGTTCGTGCGCGGCCTGATGACCGTCAGGCTTCGGGAGAAGAAAATTCCCATTCGGCGCGTAGCCGCGAAGCGCCCGCCGACCGGGGCTGCGCTCGAAGAAATCATGGCCGCGATCCGTGGCGACGCTGACGATTGGGATAAGTGCTGATGAAATCGCAAGACCTCATGCAGCTTTGCGCGGCGCTCGCGATCGGCGGCGTCGTCATGGTCGCGATCTTCATCTTCATCCCGATCGCCCAATGAGCGACGATCGACGAAACGGTTTCGATCGCCTGATGCAAGTCGGGATCGACGGCCTGATCGCCGCCGCCTTGATAGGGTGCGCGGCCCTAGGCGTCGTCCTAGGGCTCTTCGGTGCGCTGGCTGTCATTCGATAGCCTGTCCGCCCCGATCGCGATCCTGACGCATCCTAGGCGCGGCAAAAGCCAGTTGCTAAGGCGCGGAAGATCGGCAATAACGGAAGTCCGATTGCTGATCGGTTCGCAGCGTCCCCCGTCCCCAAGGCAGGGGCGCAAAAAGAAAACGGCGCGGGGAAGAGTTGAGCTTCCTACCCGCGCCGTTTTCAATTTTGAGCAACGCAAAACGCCGCCCCTTTCGGAGCGGCGTTTCGTTTTTTTTGGATCAGGCTTTATTCGCTTGCCGTTTCTCGACGCTCTTAAAGGCGAGCATCTTCGCGGCGCTTGTCATCGGGTCGACCTTCATCTTCAAATCTCTGGCGAAGGTGTAGAGGCTGAAGACGTTGAAGGCGGACAGACCAAACGAAGCCGTCCAGAGCGCCCAATCATCGGCAAGCTCTTTCCGTGCATCGAGCCACGCCAAACCCTGATGGGTCATCCCGGCTTCGATCCCGACGAGAACGAGCCCTAGGGCGATCGTCAGGCCAGCGGTGAACCGAAAGCCCTTCTCTTTCGCCTCGGCAAAGCGCGTGACACTTCCCGAGAGAAGATAGGACACGAACACGATCGCCGCAGTCAGCATCCCGGCGACGATGAAGTCGGGCGTTATCTCGACGATCGACTTCCCGGCAAACATCCCGGCGACAGGATCAGACCAGAACGACAGACAACCGAAACCGATTGCCAGCCACATCAGGCCAGAGCTTGCGAACATCGCGCGATCTTGCGTAAGATAGTTCATTGCTTAGGTATCCTCTAAGTGATGGGCGGGAACGGTTTAGGGCCGTGTCCCGCCCGCTTGATTTTCAAACATCAGCGCCGAAGCGCATGACAAACATACGCACGCCACCCCATAGCGAAAGGTTACTGGCAAGCGTTACATGCGTGCTCAAAAATCAACAAAGCGTGATAAAGATTACCAAAGCTCAATTTTAAGCAGGCGTCACCACGCGCGCGAAACGTAGCGCTTCGCCGACGTGTCGTAAGTCATCAGCCCCGGATACTGCTGAAGCACATCGCGAAGGTCTTTCGCCGCCTGCGCTTCGGACACATCAAACTTGCGCATGACGTGCGCCCGGTTGATGTATCCAAAGATCGAAAGCGTTTCCACTATCCACGCGATCCGGTGCGTTGCGAACCATGTCGACATCAGCGCTTGCCCTTGCCCTTCAGGATTGACGGGACGCCCGCGTAAACATGCCAGACCGTTTTGCACGCTTCGCATGTGACGTGGAGCGCCTCGCGCCAATGCGCGTATACATACTCCGTATACCGATGATACTCGCCGCAAGAGCAAGTGAAGCCCTTCGGCAATTCTCCCTTGTCCGCCTTCATCATGCCAGCGGCTCTAAATCCATCATCAGGGCCGCAAGGGCGAGGCGTGTCGTCAGCGGCGCTTCGCTGGCGTCGCGGTGCTTCACGAACGTATTGCGCGCGAGCCCGATCGCGGCTGCGGCTTCGGTGTCCGTCAGCGCGCGCTTCTCTTGCCAGAGCGCGAGCGATGAACGCTTCGGCGCTGCCTTCGGCTTGGCCTTGGCCTTCGTGGTCTTCGTTGGTTTTTTCTTCGTAGTCATTTTGTAAGTTCTCCGTTGTGCTTGCTGTTGAATGTTAGTCACGACTTCACCGCCCGGAAGATCGTCAGGCGCGACAGGATGCCGAAGCGTGTCGCGTCGACATTCGGGAACACGGTGCCGATATTCTGCGCATCGCCCCGGCGCTCGTTCTGCTCGACGTTAATGAAGACGCCACGATGACGAAGCAGGCGACGCGCTTCGTCGATCGCCATCAGCCCGCGCCGGGCGAGGTTGTATCCGAAGACCAGATCGAAGCTCGACCCTGACAGGCCGGTGACTTCGAGCGGGCGACAGACGAATTCGCAACGCCCCTTGCCAGCGCTCGCGCGCATCGCCGTCGTGATTTTCTTCGCGTTGTCGTCGACCCCGATCGCATACATCGAAAGATCGTAAAGCTCTTCGATGATCATCGAGCCATCGCCGCAGCCCATATGCAGAACGCCAGCGCCGACCGCCTCGCTTGCGATCATGTCTTCGGCTTCGACGTCGCCCCGCCTTGCGCGCCTCGCTAGGCGCTCCCCTGTAGGCCCGAACATTATGCCTTCCTCTTCGATTTTGATGTCTGAGCTTTTTTGAGCGCGCCTTGCAGCGCCTTCAAAACGCTTTCGTATGTTTCCGCCGCTTCGGCTTCGATGCCCCGAAGCAGGGCTCGCGCTTCGTCGATCGTCGTCAGGTAGAAGTCATCGCCCGAAGACGTCCCGTCATACTCGACGACCACGTTCGAAAGCCTTGCGTAAAGGTCGACGGCCCGGCGCTGAATTTCCGCTTCGATCCTTCGCTTCGCATCCGCTCGCGCGAACGCTTCCGCGCTGAACAGGTCTTGCGCTTCGGCGGCTTTCCAAGCCGCGCGAACAAAGCGCATCCATCGCGACGTCGTCAGGCGCTCGACTTCGAACCAATCGGGATCGCCGCGCTGCGCCTCTTGAGGCGGGAGCCTGAACAGGACGTCGATAGCGGACAGGTCGACCGCTACAGGGTTCGCGCTGATCTTGACGAAGTACCGATCGCCCGACCCTTCGACGCGCCATTGCAAGCGCCGCTCGCCTTGATAGCGAGCGGTTATTGCAAGGTCGACGATCCGAATTTCCGACGCCTTCATGCCTTCAATCCGTTTCGCTCGAAGTAAGCCCGTATGCGATCGCGAAACCGCAAGAGCGCTTCCAGACCGTCAGTCAGGCTCTCGGCTTCAGGCACTCCCGGCACAAGCAAAGTCTCGCCGTCATAGGCGTGACGCGCCGCGCCCGAAACCATTTCAACAAGCTTCTCGCGCGGCCCTGATGCAATCATCAGTTGCCCCGAAGGTACGGATTGCCCGAAGGCAATCCGTCCATTCGCGTCGCAGTAGGCGACGTAATCGCCGGGCTGTTTCTCTGGCTTGGACATTAGCCATCCCCCATCGCGCCGTCGAAGTTGACTTCGTTGTCCAGACCGTCGAGCGCTTCGACGACCGCGTCGATCGCGTTCACGATGCTGTCCATCGCATCGATGCAGGCGTCGGCGATTTCGCCCTTCTCGCCGCCCTGCATGTTCTCGGGCATGGCGTCCTTATATTCCTGCTCTTCGTCTTTCAGAGCGTCGAGTTCTTCCTTGATGTTTTCGAGTTCGCCTTTCATGTCCGCGTAATTAATCGCGTCGAACCGGGCGCGAAGAGCCTCGATTGCCTTCCTGCGTTGCTTGTTCATTTTCGAGCTTCCTTTTCCAAATCGCAGCCTCTTGCTGCATCCCCCGTATGCTCGATTTTGAACATCGGGTCAAACGTTTAATTTTGAGCCGGTCACAAAACCTGTATGCGCGCGCCTTGCCAGTAGGTGTCTAGGATCGTGATCAGCCCGCGCTTTTCCAGCCCGCGCAAAGTCTGCTGCGACGATCGCCCGACAGGACGCCAGTTCTGCGGCCAAGCCGGTATCCCGTCGCGGTGCGCCTCCGCTGTCTGGACGTCGACAATCTGCCCGACATGCTTAGACAGAAACGACATCGTTTCCGTCTGATGCATCGTTAGCGGCGAGTGCCTCCCGATCAGCTTCGTCATGAGAGAACCTCGACCGTCGCGCCGCGCCAGTACGCGGCGACGATCCTGATCTTGCCGCGCTTCTCCAGCCCCCGCAGCGTCGTCATCTTCAGGCCGATCGCCACTGGCTTCCAATCATCGGGGAAGAACGCGACGCCACGCCCGCTCTGATCATAGTAAGAGGTTTGGACCGTGACCGGCCCTTGCCCCGCGTACCCCTCAAGCGCCCGCATGGTTTCCTCTTGCTGCGCCGTCATCGGGGTTTCGCTGTTGACCTTTCCCATGCTCCCTACTCCTTCACGATCGCGGGGCGCGACAGGGCGGTTTGCTTCACGCCCTCCCGCTCGTTGTGGCGCTTCACAGTGGCCTTGATCTTGATCGCTTGCCCGACATCGCCAAGGCGCGCGCCGATGTAGACGAACACGTTCCCGTCCACGTCGACCATTTCGTTCACCACGCCCGGTCCGAACGCGCCGACAAAGTCGACCGTGCGACGGATCGTGAGCGAGTAGACCGAACGAGCGCCGACGATCCCGATGTATTGCGAGCGCTCGACGTCGACTGCCGCTTGCTCGACCTTCGCCGCTTGGCGCTCGGCTTTGCGAGCCGCCGACCGGGCGAGGCTTTCGCGAACCGCGCGTTCCTGATTGGCGGACAGCGAACCCCATTCGTGAATGGCCTTCATCATCTTGCCCATGAAGCCGGGTTCGCCGTTCTCGCTGCGGCGGTTCTCGAAATCGATCATGGGGCGCATCGCGGCCATCATGTCCGACCGCGTCGGGTCTTCCATCAGCCAAGCGTGGAGCTTTTTTGCCGCCGCCTTGGCGCGCATGTCGTCGATCCGGCGATGTGCCGCGCGGATATACGCTGCTTGATTGTCGATGTGATCGGGAACGTTGATTTCGGGGTAAGAGCGGGTCATGTGAGCTTCCTTCAAATTGTTTCGGCGGGACCGTCCCGACCGATGAAACCGTTTTATACGATGCTCAGAATTGAGCAAGAGCCTTTCTGAATTATTTTGCTACCCGGCGACCGTTGACGAAAAGACCTTCGTCGCAGGCAACGACGTAAGCGCCGCCGAATTCGACCCGATCGGCTTTCGGGGTCCAAATGCCGATCCAGCGTGCGGAAACGCGCGTGTCGGCTTCCATCGCCGCGAAGTTGGCGTCGAAGAATTCCTTCGCCTGCTTCATCGCGCCTGAGTTGTTCGGGGCGGCGCGGCCAGCGCGAGCCATCAGGCGGACCGCTTCGGCGTTGATTTGTGCGTTCGTCATGGCGTGTTCCTTCGTTGATGAAGACAGGCTTAAACGACTGCTCAAAAATGAGCAAGCCCCTTTTTCAAGTTTTTCAGTCATATGCGCCCCAGTGATCATGCGCCCGGTCTTCGGCTTGCTGACAGGCGACTTCGCCGATCGCGTCTTCTAAGTCGCCGGGCTCGATTTCATATTTGTCGCAGGCCGCGAAGAACGCGGGCGAGTTGACGACCCAAACGCCTTCGTTGTCTTCGAGCGCGAGGCTGATCTTGTCTTCGAGTTCTTTCCAGTTCGTCGCCATTTTTGAGCTTCCTGAATTGTTTCGCCGGGAACCGCCCCGCCGATGAAACGGTTTTATACCATGCTCAGAATTGAGCAAGCCCCCTTTTCAATTTTCTTCATCCCTCCCCGCAAGAAAGTCGGCGACCGCTTCTTTCGTTCCTACGGCGTAGGTCACGCCTATGATTTTCCAGAAGCGACCGCCGATGTATCCCTTTGTGTTTCCCCATACGGTTTCGCGAATGGTCCGCTTGCCCTTCGGGACAACTTCGGGCGGCGTGTTATCGATCAGGCGCATTGTGGTCTTCATTTGAGCTTCCTTTGATCCGTGGTGAGGGTTTGGGGAGCGGCTGGCGCTCCCCTGTCCGTCAGGCGTAAATCGCTGTCAGGGACGTCCGCAGGCCCGTCTCGCGCTCGAAGACGCCGCGAAGGTCTTCGGCGTAAACGTTGCCGATCGACTTCAAGCATTTCAGATGACCGCCGCTGATGCGGTAGAACATCACGACATAGACATCATCGGGCATCAGGCAGACTTTGACGCGGTGAAAGTTCAGGCCCGGCATTCTCGGCAGGGCGAAGAAAAGATCGCGGCTACCGGCGACGAAGTTTTTCGCGCCCGTCATGACGCGAAACTGATTTCCGCCAAGCTGTTCCAGAATGATTTCGGCAACTGACATTTGAGCTTCCCTTTTTCTGCCGGGGGCGATCGCCGCCCCCGATGAAACCGTTTTATAGCATGCTCAGAATTGAGCAAGCGTTATTTTTCGATTTCGAAGACAATTATCGGGAGCCATTTCCGCCAAGCGCGCCCGCGCATCAGGGCCATTTCGTTAACCTGCGGCGACGTCGATCGCGTCGAAAGCGCTTCGCTCATCGCCCCTTCGGCTTCCTGCCTCGCCCAATCGTTCAGCGATTGGCGCGTGGTCCCGGCTTCGAGTTGCCGCCCTAGGCGGGCGACGATCGCCTGATCGGCTGCCTTCTCAAAAACGGACTGCGACCATTCCAGCGCGCGCGCCGGGTTCTTCATCAGGTCCGCCGCGAATTCGGCGATTTCCTTGTTCAGCCTTTCGAGTTCGCTTTCGGCGACGCGGGCCAGAAAGTCGCGATGTTCTTTTTCGCGCTCTTCGGGCGTGCGAACGATCGGTTCGAGCTGGGTTTTCTTGCGGGTCATGTGAGCTTCCTTTGTGGTGCGAATGGCCCCGGCTTGCGCCGGGTTAGGGGTTTCGGGGTTAGCCTTGACGATCGGCGCTGATAACCGGCGACATGCTGAAGCGGCCCCACGGGTCGCAGCGTTCGGCGTTGTCGTATTTGCAGACTTTGACGCCAAGGCGCTTCGTCTTGCCGCCGACTTCGGCGGTGATGAATTTCGCCGTGCGGGAAATGACGGTCATGCGGATTATGCAGTCATAATCGCAAGCCGAACGGGTCCAGTAGGATTTGCCGACTTCGAAGGTTTTGATTTCCGTGGTCATGTGAGCTTCCTGTTTCCTGCCCGGCTGCGACCGCCGCCGCCGATGAACCTGTCTTAAACGCTTGCTCAAAATTGAGCAAGCCCTTTTTTCAATTATTTTGCGTGAGCCGCCCAGAATTCTTCGATCGTCAGTTGCAGCACGTTCCCGCGCGCCGTCAGGACGACGACCATCCCGATATCGGCTTGCCAGTGGTAAGCCTGAAACGTGTTTTTCTTAGTCCGAAGCTCGCGAGTTTCGAGGCGATCGGAAAGTTTGCGGGTGCGGACGAAGAGGCGATCAAGGGCGATGCGACCGTTGATTTCGACCACGTCGCGGACGAATTGCGAGACTTGAGCCGGGTTCGTCATGTGAGCTTCCTTCGTTCCTGATGAAGACAGGCTTAAACCCTTGCTCAAAATTGAGCAAGTCCTTTTTTCATTTTTCTTCGAATTATTTTCAAACGTACCGATTGCGGACAAGGAAGCCGATCAGGTCCGCCCGCGAGCCTTCGCGGGTCTTTCCGTTCCGAAGGTTGATGTAGAACGCGGGCTTCCCGGCCCTGACAAGCTCGCCGATAAGGGCTTCGGCCCGGCGCTCTAGGATATCCAGCCGGTCGAGCATGCGCCCCTCTGCGGCCATCCTGCGGCCCTGTCGCGCGTCAAGCTGGCGATCAATGTCGTTGCGCATGTTCAATCCCCCATTGCGTCCATATACGCGACCACGCCGCGCGCTTTCAGTTCCAAGGCGAAGGCTTCCGCCCTGCCAAGCTCGACGCCGCTCGCGTTGTCATAACCGCAATAAATCGCGTTCGGGACGTGGCCTTGAGCGCCCGTCCAGATTTTGCGGTTCGCCTTACACCACGCGCGAGCCTGAGCCCTGTCCGCCTTGTTAACGATCACGACATAAGCGCGACCGCATGACCGGAACCCGCCAAGGGCCGAAGCCCCCGCCGCAGCGTTCCAAGCTTCCGTAAAATTTTGAGCGCTAGACATTCGAGCTTCCTTCCTTAGAGCGGGATTAGCGAGTTATCGAAAAAGTCGACGATCGAAACCGCGAAGCGGCCATCGGCTTGCGGCGCGAGTTTGTAGCTGAAATCGCACGGATCGTCGGCGATCCAGTTTTTCGCGGCGGTGATCGCCTCTTCCTTCGTGGCGAAGAAAGTCTTGAATTCGGGGGCGGGGGCGTTCGTCATGTCTCGTTCCTTCGTTCCTGATGAAACCGTTTTATAGCATGCTCAAAATTGAGCAAGAGCTTTTTTCGATTTTTTTCAAAAAAGTTTGCCCTGCTTTTCTTCGGCTTCGGCGATCGCCACTTGCTCGGCTTCCCATGCCGCGACTTCGTCAAGATCGGGGAGCCCCGCCAAGGCGCTCCGGGCCGCGTCAGTGCGATCGAGCGTCGCCGCCCATACCTTGCGCTCCCGCGCGATCGCCGCGCGCTTGGAGCCGTTCAGAAGCCCGCGCTCGGCTGCCTTGACCATTCCCCAAGCGGCTTCGGTCGCGGCGCTCGCCGCATCCCATTCCGCCCACGCTGCCTTGATTGCTTCGACGTTCATCGGGTTCCCCTTAAATCCACATCATCACAACGAGCGAGGCGAGCGCGAAGAGCGAAACCGCCGCCATAATTCCCGACACCAAAATTTCGAACCGCATCTGATTTCTCCGTTCCTGATACAGACAATATAGGGACGTGCTCAAAATTGAGCAAGAGGGTAAAATGCTTTTATACGAAAAATCTTTGCGACCCGTTCTCAAGACCGGACAGGGAGGCTTTTTTTTGCCTCCCTGTCCGGCCTAGTCCGCCTTTGGCATTTTGCGCCACGATTGAGCGCCCATCCAGCTTGAGAACCCGCGCTCGTCCTGCCAGTAAACCCGGCCCCGCTCCGCGTATTTCATCCGCATCACGCCGCGAGCGCCGATGACCCGGCTCGCCAGCGGGGCGGGAGCTTCTTTCCGCTCGACTTCCATCAGGGGCTTGCCGTTAACGGCGTCAGCGAGGTTCACCATGAAGGCGACGAACGAGCGGCCCTGTTCGGCCCGGTATCTCTTCGAGCTTATCAGGCGAGCCCGTGCGACCCTTTGTTCGTATGCGTCGCCGTAGCAGTAGGGAACCGGATACTGCACTTCCTGCCAGCGACCGCCCACCACTTCCCGGCGCGAGCATCCGATATAGTCGGGATCGATCGATCCGGCTTCGAGTGCCGCGACTTCGGCTTCGAGCTTGGCGCAATCTTTCGAAATCCCGTCGCACATGCGATCCAGAACGTCGCGATCTTTTTCGATCGGGGCGAAGCTGTGACCGTTGCAGACCCCTTCGAACCAGCCGTTCCGAACCCGGTAGCCGTGGTGAGACATGTGACCGTTAGGGACCGCCTGCTGACGTCCGCAAATCTGGCAATGGCCGCGAAGTTGATTGTTCATTTGCCGTTCCTTCGTTCCTGATGAAGACAGGTTTAGCACATGCTCAAATTTGAGCAAGCGATAAAACCGTTTCATCGGAAAAAAGTTTTCGACAAAAAGACGCTTGACGCTCTTGCTCAAATCTGAGCAAATGCGGATGGGGGAAGATGCGCGTTTTTTCGCGCCCCCCGCCCGGTTTATTCCAGCCGCTCCGATCGCAGGAATGCGATATGACCGAACAGGATCAGAAACAGGCATTCGGGACAGCCGCCGTTCGCGTCGCTCAAGATGTTCAGCGCGGCTTGCTCTGCTATTTCTTCAGTTGGGAAAAGCCGCGAGTGATCTAGCCATTCTTCCGGCCCGACCAGCGTCATCCCTTCCGGGTCGGCGATCCTGTCTGAATTGAGATACCAGACGATCGCCCAAACCTGCGGAACGATCGGCGTCGGCTTGGCGTCGGTTTTCTTCCCGGCCTTGATCGTCATCGCTTGGCCCCCTTGATCCAGCTAACGTCAGCCGTCGTCAGTCCGGTTCGGTTTGCTATTTCCTGATAGTCATACTTCCCGGTTTTCCAGAGGCGATGAACCTCGCGAATTTGCCTTTCGGTCGGCTTGCCTCTTCGCTCGCTTGATCGCCTGACGTTGAAGGTTCGGCGATGATGAACGCGAAATCCTCTCGCCTCCATATGCTCGATTATGGCGTCGGCCCATTCGTTCGGATGCGCGTCGGCGTCGGCCTTTCGCGCGACAGCCCGGACAGCGGCGCGCAATGCGTCGTGGCATTCGGCGCGGCGTTCAATCGGATCGATCTTTATCATCCTACCCACGGCCCCCATGCATCAGCCATACAATCCGCGACTTCGCGCGGGTGAAAGAACGTTCCGCAATCCGTCGCAGGCCAAGGCGCGTCGGATCGATCGGCGACATGATAGAAGATCAGAACCGTTTCGACCGGCCCGACGTTGAGCGGATGCGCGACGACCTGTCGAAGCATCATAAGCCCGGTTCCGTCATCGACCGCTTTTTCGAGCGCGTGAAAGACCGCCCGGCGCTCGGCATAAGTCGCAAGCTCTTCGGGCGACAGGACATCCGTCACCATACGCCGCGCCCCTTGTCTCGCTGCCTGTCCGCATGATCGGCGCGCGCCATCCCGGCGCGCGCATCGCTGCGCCACGCAATGCCCGCTTTCGGATTGCGTATCGCGTCGAGATTGATCGCGCCGTTTACGTTGGCGCTGAATTCGAAAAGGATGCCTTTGAATTCGACCGGGCTATCGGCTTCCAGAGCGCGCCAAAAGTCGACCGATCGAAACGCTTCCGTCGCGAGCTTTGTCAGCCAGCTATGCAAGCCCTCCCATGTCCCCCGGTTCGCGTCCCAATAGTCGCGAAGCTTCAGCGATGCTTCGTCGATTGCAGCGGGCGCTATAACGATTGCGATCGGCGGGGGCGCATCCCTGCGGCTTAGTTCGGCGCGCGCATCAGCGACCGCCGTGTGACCATTGTCGACCATCCATTGAAGGTACTCGCGCGGCACATCCTGCCATGTCTTGCCGCGATGCTTGCCAAAGGCGATCCGGGGCGGGGCGATGATCGAAACAAGTTCGGAAAGCGGCGTGTCGATCGCCATTCGCGCGCCGACCGGCTGCGGCGTCTCGGCCTGTTTATCTTTTCGTTTCTCCGGTGCATCAGTTGCCGACTTCGGCGGCGCGGGTGTTGACCGCGCCGACTTTTTTTTCGGGTTTCTGTTTCGCTCACTTTTTGTCGGCGAAACGTTTCCACAATCTTTTGCAGTGGATTGTTTTCCCTTCGCGGCTTTCGCCCTAGAAGCGCCACGCTTGCGGATTTCGACCGACGCGATTTTCTTCCCCGTCTCGACGTCGATCATACTCGCCTTCGTCGCCCTAGCCATTTTCCGCCCCTCTCGTTTCCGCCCACGATGGGCGACGTAAAATTTTATAAACCGTCAGAACCTTTTTCGACTTCGGGCTTTCGCGCGTCGACACGCTGTCGATGTATCCAGCCTCTTCGAGTTCTTCGATCGCCTCTTCGAGTTCGCGACGCGCCGACCCGTGCAAGCTCTGCCTGAGTTCGGATCGCGACGCCTGCCCGCCGCGACGATCGATCGCGCGGAAGATCGCTTGAACCGTATCGCGAAGAGTGACCGGCGCTTCCTGCGCAGAAATCCGAAGCCACATCGTTCGAAGTGACCAATCGATAAGCCTGACGGCGTGCTCGACGTCGGCGTGCTCAATCTGCGGCGGGGTCTTGTCACGATGCGCGCGCATTGCCGATCGCCCGATCGCGTGAATGAGCGCGACGCGTTGCGCGCTTTCCGCCGCTCGCGAATAGAAGCGTCCGAATTGTTCGTCTTCCGCCGACCGCTCCATCGCCCACATTCGATAGGAGAAGAGAAGCTCGGCGGCGTCGTCGGCGATCGTGCAATCGATCGTCGGGTTCGTCGGGCGCGCGGGAGACGGCCAATAGAATTGCGGCCCCATGATCGGCCCTTGCCAATCGCGTATTGCCTGCAAGCCCTCAACGATCATCTGCGGCGTCTTCATGTTGACCGCCGCGCGAGAGAAGTAAGCTTTTTTCATTTCATCGCGCGTGCGCCTGTCCGTCATCCGTCGCCCTGTCGCGAGCAACAGAAAGCGGTTGACCATCCCGTTTTCGACGTCGGCGGCGGACAGGTGCGCGAAGAGTTCGCCCGGCGTCGTCACGCCAAAGATGCTCAACGCGGGCCACCATATGTCTTGCGACGACGGCCCCGCGCCTGAGTACTGCTTCGTCCGCATCAGCGCGAACGATCGGCCCCACGCCTCACGCAACGCGCGCGTGATCGCGGTTTCCCATGTCCCGCTCTTCTTGCCGTTGATCCGTTTCCAGAATGAGCCGAATTCGTCCATCAGGGACACGCTCGCCGGTTGCTCCAGAAGCGTCCGCATAACGGCGCTGTCGGCGGTAAAGTCAGGCGAGCCGACTAGGTTCGACATCCCGGCGTCGTGCAACGCAATGCTGATACACTTCAACGGGTGATCCTTTCCGACCCCGGTCGGCGCGGCCCCGATCGTATACAAATGCGTCCCGGTTCCGGTCGGGCTTTGAAACTGTCGCCCGGCGACCGTGCCGACCATCGTCAGCGCCGCCCCATAAGACAGGATCGGCGAGGGAGCCGACGCCGTGTCCGTGATCCATTGCGCTATCTGCCCGACCAGCCCGCCGCCGAAACATAGTTCGTCGGGCCATTCGACTAAGCCGACATCCGCATCGAAGAACGCGGGAGCCATATCGACGGATCGAACGGGCGGGGGAATTGCGTCGCCAGAAATAGGGCTAGGATCGATTTCTATGGGGGCAGGATCGCGATCGCCCGCCCCGGCTGACTTGGGAGCCCGCGACGGATCGAACGCCAGCACGACGCCCGTATCGTTCGGCGGCGTGATGTAGAACCGCAGCCAGTTATAAGCCTCGTTGAACGTCAGCCCCTTGCAGCACATTACCAGATCGATCGGGCTATACTTTTGAGCCGCCCCGAAATCCTCGATACCGTTCGGTTGAATGGAGAGGTTTCGTTTGCGCTTTTCGTCGGGCTGTCCTGTCGACGACGGACGCCACGTCGCGACCGCCTCATATCCGCCGCGCGCCTTCTGGCATTTGTAAAGATCAAGCTCGGGAACCCAATCATCCAGAGCGGACAGGGCTGCGGCGTTGAGTTGCTTATGCACGCTCGACGAAAAGTCGATAACGTTCGCCGTCGCCGGTTCCGGCTTCGGCTTTGCCGATCGCGTGACGCCAGCCGGTGCGCTCGCCTGCGGATCGCTAGACCAGCCAAGCGCCCTCATCGCCGCTTCGAATTTCAGAAGGGCGGCGTCGTCGAATAACGGAAGATCGGTCGCGGGAACGGGACCGCGTAGCCAGCGGTACGCGAAGCCGTCAGGATGTTGCGAAGGCGGCGCGACCGTCTGGCGCGTTTGATTGCCCGTCAAAAAGTCGGCGAGCCTCTCGCGCTTCCTGCGGCCCTTGTCGTCAAGATCGTCGAGAACCTTATCGAAGACGCGGGTCTTCACATCGGGCGACGCGCGGAAGAACAGCGTTTCGCCCTTCGCGCCTGTCTTCGACATCGGCGTTTTCGGGAGCGCTGCGACGACCTTCGCGACTTGCGCCCGGTCGCGCATGTCCAGATCGATCGCGATCAAAACCGTCCCGTCGCCGGTCGGCGATCCTAGGACGATGCCGATATTCGCGTCGGGCCACTTCGCCCAATTGCCTAGCTCGAAGGGCGTTGGCTTGTGCAGCCTGTAGCGCTGCCAACTGTCCATCGCTTTCCAGCGCCCGGCGACATACTCGCCCGGCCTCTTCTGGTTCGGCATGATCGGGACGACATGATAGCCAAGCGACAGGAAGTCGCCGACGGCGTCGGTAAGCGGTGAGGTTTTCGGCGCGCTCATTTCCGAACCGCCGCCTTGATGCGAGCCGACAGATACGCGTCGCAAACCCGCTTGACGAATTCGTCCCATTGCTCGCCCGACAACTTCGCCATGTCGGAGATATCAATCTTGTCCAGATACGCGCCGCCCGCCGCGCCGCCTGCCATGCGGCAGTCTGCTTCCATCGCGGCGGCGAGTTCGTCCTTATACAAAATCACGGCGTCGAGCATGTCCGACCCGAAGCGTGTTAGCGCTACGCTGTCGCCGTTCGTGATAATGAACCCCCACGACACGCCAGCCGACAAGACCGCTTCCGGCCAAGCGCTCGCCGGAACGTTGCCCGCTGCGAACGGGAGCGCCATCTGCGCTTCTTCCGGTAAGCGCTTGTATTCGTCGATCGTCGCGGCGCGACTTGGCTTCGCCATTTTTGAGCTTCCTTTTTTGTGACTGAATATCGACCCGCGCGCCCTGTCCATCAGGCGCGAAAGATACTCACAGACTAAGCCCGCTTGCGCGCCCCGCGTTCGTATGCAGCACGGATCGCAATCCGGGTCGAAATGACGATCGCGTGCAATGCGTCGTCGGGCAGATCGAAGATTGCGAGGCGTTGCGGGGAAGTCCTAGGAAGTCCGAACAAGTCCGGGGCGGGGTCGATCGGCTTCGAATTACTTTCCGTAGTCTCGACACTGACGATGAAGCCGACGTCCCCGCACGCGATCCGGCAGATCGCTTCAGACAATTCGCGAAGCTGATTTTCGCGCTTGTGCGGAAGGTCGCGAAGCATCGCAAGAGCCGTGACGCCTGCGGCGTGGCGAACGTGTTCGGGAAGGTCTTCGAGCTTCGGGGCGATCGACGCCGACTTCGCGCGGCGCGTCCCCTCGAAGCCGCGAAGGCGCGCGACGACGGATGCGATCGATCGGTGATTAGGCGGGAACCACGATCGGCCCTGCAAGAAATCCAGCCAAGCCGCCTTCTCTTCCGCCGTCCATTTCGTGACGCGCTTCGGCCCTGTCCGTTTCTTCCGCCGCCGCTTTGCCATCAGCCGACCCGCGTGAAGGCTTCGCCGAATTCAGCGCCTTCCCATGCTGCGAAAATCATATCGCCGGTGTTCGTGTCGACTTCGGCGACGATCCAATCGCCGGGCTTCCATCGCGTTACCGCGAAGGTGATATCGCGCCCGGTCCACTTGAATTGACGACGTCCGATGATCGACTGAAGCCAGAACGATAACGACGTCCGCCCTTCGATGTCCCAAAGATCGGGAAGCTGCATTGCCTGCACCGCCCGACTTGCGTCGTCGACCTTGTGATAAATCATTGCGAGCCCCGCCTCTCAAAATGGAATGTCGTCGTCGAATTCGGCGCGAAAGTATTGCTTCGGCAATGCCGCTTCGAGTTCCTTCCTGACTGTGTCGTGAAGCTCTTTCGCGACGATCGGCTTCGGCTTCGACGGCCTGCCCTTCGTCTTGTCAGGAAGCCCGACCGCGATCGGCTTTCCCGTTTCAACGAAGGCGCGATCGATAATCCGCAAGTAATTATTCGCGTCGCGCTCGACGACAATTTCGAGCGGCTTGCGAAGCTCGCCGATCCGCGTCAGCGCGTCTTCGACGGTCGCTGGCGCTGGCGTCTCGCCGCCGTGCGTCGTCCACCACTTGACCGCCCGCGCGCGCCCCGGCCCGTCGTGCTGCAAGGCGAGGTATTCGCTAACCTTCGACATGCCCGCCATGAAGTCGACGCGCAATGTCGGCGGCGTCGTCGCCGGATCGGCCCCATACTTCGTGTGAGACTTGAACGACCACGCCATGACGTTAGCGCGCTGCGGTTCGATCTTCGGCGCGTTCATCGCGAGCGGGTTTATATCCCTCTCCGCTTCCGCTTTGTGCTTCGGCTTGATCATCGCCGGGTCTTCGTATCCGCACATCGGGCAGATCACGGATTGCGCCGGTATCAGTTGCTCGCACGACGGGCATTCGCGAGCCCTGACGCTCTGAACGCTGACCTTCGCTTCGTCGTCGCCTGTCGTTTCTTCCTTGCGCTTGATCCAGATCGCGTCGACCGGACCGTGTCGACGGATGTTGCCGCCGTAATCCAGTATTCGACAGTCGGGCTTGCGCGACGCTGCGATCGCCGCGCGCCTCGCCGCTGCATCCGGTAGCGAGTTCAGATCAACGCCATCAGCGCGCGTCCCTCGCCCCATCATTTGAACATACAGGACGGTCGAGAGGGTCGAGCGTAGCAGGCAGATCAGATCGATGCCGGGGGCGTCAAAACCTGTCGTCAGAACGTTTGCATTCGTCAGGTGAATGTCGCCGCGCTTGCAAGCCGCGATCAGCTTGTCGCGCTCATCCTTCGGCGTGTCGCCCGTAACCGTTTCGACGTTCGTTATCCCGCGCTCGCGAAGACATTCGGCGATCCTGAACGCGTGCTTCACGCCCGATCCGAACAAGAGCCATGACCGGCGATCGGCCCCGGCGACGACGATTTCGTCGCAGGCTTTCTGCAACACCGCCTCTTGCGCGTTGAAGGCGTCGTCCAGTTCCGACTGAATGAATTCGCCGCCGCGCTTGCCGATGCCGGTGACGTCGAATTCAACGGCCCCCTTATAACCGGACAGGGGCGCAAGCCAGCCGTCGCGAACGCCGTCGCCCACGTTGTAATTGAAAACGACTTCATCGAAGAGCCGCCCCGGTCCCTGATCAAGTCGCCCGCTTCCGGTTCGATACGGCGTCGCAGTGAAGCCGACGACGCGCATGTTCGGGCGATACTTTCGCAACGCGTCGAAGAGTGTCCGATACATGCCTTCGCTGCCGGGCGGGATCAGGTGCGCTTCGTCGACAAGCACGACATCGATCGGCCCTAGGCTGTCGCCCTTGCCATAGACCGACTGAATGCCCGCGTAAGTGATGCGCCGTCCAAGCTGGCGCTTACCCAAACCAGCCGAATAGATGCCAACGGGAGCGCTCGGCCAAATTCTCAAAAGCGTTTCGAAGTTCTGCGATACAAGTTCGCGAACGTGAACCAGCATCAGCACGCGAAGGTCGGAATAGTCTTCGCACAAGATGCGCGCGACCTCGCCGACAGTCGCCGACTTTCCAAGCCCCGTCGCCATGTTGACGAGCGGGTTCCCTGCGGCTTCGCCGCCATTGCCCCAATAATCGAAGATCGCGTCGACCGCGCCGCGCTGATAATCTCGAAGCTTCATTCTGCGGCCCTCGCCTTCGCGCCGACAGGCTCGGCAAGTTGCTTGCGAAGCCTCTTGTTTTCGGTTTCGAGTTCGCGACAACGCTTCATCGCTGCGTCGGCGATCGCCTCATAATCTTTGCGCTCTTCCCGGTCTTCGATGTCGACCCCGAGAAGGTCGGCGAACCTCTGGACGTTGTCGTCGCCGATCGCGTCCCGCAATCGTTGCCCGTCGAGCCGCGTCATACCGCGAACGAAGTCGGCGAATTTTTCTACACTCATGCCTTGCCCCCTGCCTCATCGCGCCAGCGTTTGCCGTCGTCGTGTAAAATGTAGTCGACCCATTCCCCCGCTTCATTGGCGTCGATTTGCTCGCCGGGAACAAGGTCGGGTAAAAACAAATGGGAGCCGCAGCCCCGGTTCTGATCTTCGCGCGACAAGTCAACAGCGTGTCGCACGCAATGCCAAACCCCTTCATCGCGGACGTCCGCGTGCAGACAGGTGCGGCAGTTGATTTCGGGCCATTCCGTTCCGTGGCATTTGTCGGCGTGGCGACAGAACCCGCACGGGAAGTTAATCGGCTTCTCGCTGATGCGCGGGGGAGCCCAATCGCTGAAAGCGATCCGCTCGCATCGCGCTTCGAGTTGCGCGCAAAATTCGAAATCGTAATCGAACCTCCACGTTTTTATTTCGTCGGTATCTTTGTTGACCGCCACGTATTGCGCCCGCGATCTCCCGCGCTTGTGCATGTAGAGTTGGAATTGCGCGAAGTGTTCGGGCTTCGACTTCCGCACGCCCTGCGACAAGAGATAGGCAAAAGACTTGGCCTTGTGCGTCTTAAGTTCGGCGACATGCCAGACGGTCGGCGCTTCGGGAATGTTGAACGTTTCTGCGTCCAGATATCCGAAGCCATGCCCGCGCGCGAAGCTGATGCCGATTTGCTTCGGCGTCCCGTCGTCTTTCACGCCGTCAAACTCGACGACTTCCTGTCCGCTTTTCCGAAGGTAGGCGAGCAGGCGCGTTTCGTATATTTTGCCCGTCTCGAAAATTCGGAGCTTCTGAGCGTCGAAAACTTCGGGCATGGTCGCCCATCGAAAATCATACCAGAGCTTTCGGTCACAGGCATTGCCCGCGCCGCCTGCCGGGATGCGGTAACCGTGACGCCCTTCCTGATCGGCTTCGATCGCCGCATCGATCGCGGCGACAGTCTTTGAAACGCTTTCAGGAAGGGCGACCACGACCTAACTCAAGCCCCCTTTTTCTTTTCCCAAGGCTTGCCGCCGCCCTTCTCCGTCGCCTTCGCGGGAGCGCTCGACGATGTCTTCGACGATGAAGCTGTCGCGCCCTTCGCGCCCGATCCTCCCGGCGTCGCATACTCGCGCGCCGACGTCATATCGTTGTTTGTGTATCCGTTGCTTTCGGACGTCTTCACGCTGACGCTGAAGGGTTTGTTATGCAGGCTTTCGGTGTCTTCGAAGAGCCCGACGCCGCACGCCTTGGCGATCAGGCGCAATTGGTTCTGGCTGATGTCCTGAGCCTGCGCCGATCCGGGGTGCAAATAATTGAACGAAAGCCAGAACGTCGACTTCGCTTTCGGCCCATCGAGAACCTGAAGCTGCAAGCCGATGCGATACACGCCCGACTTTTCGTTTTCCTTTCCGTTCGAATTGATGATCTCGACATTATACGTGCCGGGATCGATGAAGCTCTGACGCTCTTCGGCTTCGTTTCCGTCGAGCCCTTGACCGGGTAGCTTTGCCATTGTGTTAGTTCCTCTTGCTGCTGTTAAAAGTTATTCGGCTGCGACTTGTTCTTCGGCGATTTCTTCGCCCACGCCGTCGACATCGATGCGCGTCGGCGGCGTGTCCATCGCGGGAAGGTAGCCCGACAGAACGTCGAAGCCCTTGCCTTTCTGATACATAAAACTTTCGGGGATGCCATACCGATTTTTGGCGGCGTATGACGGGCGAGCTTCCGTATAAATGAAGCGCGCCTCGCCGGAAGCCTTTGCGATTTTCTTGTTCATGCCCGCTTCCTGTTCCTTGATGCTGACGCGCATGTTCAGAAAAAAGATCGCGTCGCAATCGTCTTTCACTATGCCTCCCGCCTTGTCGTTCAATCGCAAATCATAGCGGGAATAACTCGACGTCGTCGGATCGTCGAAGCGCGACGCTTCAGAATGCGCGATGAAGATCGTGCAGACGTTGCGCGTCCGGTTGAGGTAGCGAACCGCCGCGATAAACTCGCGCCATTTTTCGAGCGCCATTTTGTAGCCTTTGCCGTAGCCGGGCTGCTCGATTGAAACCCAATTTTCTTGCTGGCATAGATCGTCGAATATCATCGCCTCGATGCGATCCAGACTGTCGAAGATGATCGTCTTAAACTCGTGATCTTCCGTGCAAAGATCGCCGATCGCTTCCATCAGCGTCGCAAAATTCGGGACGTCTTCATCGTTCGCAACGGGCCAGCCCGGAGGCGTGCCGCGCTCGAAGTCAAAAGTAAAAGGCGACGGGAATTCCAAGCCTAAAGTATTCTTGCCGATCCCTTCGGGACCATAGATCAACAGGCGGGGCGGGGTATCCGCTGACGACTGCCGTAGTTCGTTGAACCTGATTGCCATTGCTTCACTCTTCCTCTTCTAAAAACCATCCGCCGACGCGTCCCGCGCCGATCGGTTGAAACTGAATTCTGAAAGGCGCTTCCGCAGACAGGATAAGAACGCGCGTTTCTTCGTCGCGACGCGTCGCTTCGATCGGCCCCCAAACTAAGGCGATGCCCGTCGCCATGCTGTCGTCAGGATACACGCCAGCGACCGTCAGGACGTCGAGCAACAGCTTCGCGCGGTTGTCTATGTCAGCGGACAGGGAGGCGCGTCCGACGCTCGCTAGGACCACGCACGGCCCGGCAAAACGGGTCGGGTTCTGGCTGGCGATCCGCCATAGGGCGGACGCCTGCCAATTCTTGTAAGCGACGGTTGGATACCTGCCTTTGCCGCGCCCGGCTTGATTGCCGAATGCGCGATCGATGCTGGGGGGCGTAGGGATCAAAAGGGATAACGGCGAGACGGCCAACGGCAACGCCGTCCCGCCGCTATCTTTGCGACCCGATGCAACGGCTCCCGAAGCCCCGGTAGTACCCAATGCGACACGCTTCGCGGCATTCGCGGCGCGCGTCAATCGGCCCGGTTTAACTTTTGCCTGATTGGGAGAGGTTGCCTTGGCTTGCGCCTTTTTTGTCATGGCCTAAGCACTTCCCCGACAGTCGCCGCGCGAACGACTTCGCCGCAACGCGCCTTCATGGCGGCGACGATCTTCTTCGCGTGAGCTTCGGGGATGCGACCGGCTTCAATCCAATACTGCACAGTATTGGGAGCTTCCTCGATCGCGCGTGCAAGCCCGTTGATGCCTCCGAAGTGAATGGCAACGTGAGTGATTGCGTTGTCCCGAAAATTGCGCTTGTCGCTTTTAACCGGCTTCGTCGCTTTTTTCTTCGTCGTCGTCTTCGTCTTCGTCTTTTCCATTCGCGTAGCTCCATACGAATAAGGGCGAGCCGTCAACCGACCCGGAAAGTTTTCCACAAGCTTGAGCCGTCGCCGCTTTCATACGAAAGAAATCCGTATAGCTTCGGCTCAAGCTTGGGAGGCTTCTAACATGTCGGAATGGCTTAACCAGCGGCTTCCGCTTTGCGTGGGAATTGGCCTGTTGATGGGCGTCGCAGTTGTTTTCGCGATCCTCGAATTCCTGCTTCCGTTTCTCTGGTTCATTTATGTCGCCTGAAAAAATCGTATAAATTTATACGACCCACCACTTGCATCCCGAAACGGTTTCGTTCATACCGTGGTCAAGAGACGAAATGGTTTCGTCTAAACAAGGGAAGCTCTAGAATGGCTCACGCAATTGAAACGGCTGCGTTCCACGTCAGCAAAGCTGGCGCAGAACGCGGCGCGTATTGGGGCGACGAAGTTGGTAAGGTTCCGTGGCATGGCCTTGGCACGTTCGTCGGCGACGACCTTTCAGCCGATGAAATGATGAAGGTCGCCGGGCTCGATTGGGAAGTCGAGTTGCAACAGGCTTACACAAAGAATTCGAAGGGCGAGTTCGTCGAAGTCCCTGAGCGCCAAGCGCTCGTTCGCACGACGGATCAGGCTTTCTTCGATTTCAGTTCGAAGCAGTGGAAGCCCGTCCAGAACCGCGACGTCTTCAAGTTCTTCGATCAGTTCGTGAAAGCGGGCGACATGAAGATGGAGGCGGCGGGCGCTCTTCGCGGCGGGAAGATCGTGTTCGCCCTCGCTCACTTGGGCGCGAAGTCTGATCACACGCTAGCGGACGGCGACGTGCTGAAGTCTTACGTGATGGCGGCGAACGCTCATGAAGTCGGAAACGCCTTCGTCTTGAAACAGACGAACGTGCGGGTCGAATGCGCGAACAAGCTGTCGATCGCGCTCGGTGCGGATTGGGGATCGACGAACGCGAAAGATGAGGCGGGAACCTTCAAGATGACGCATTATCGCGAGTTTGACGAAGCGGCGATGGACGAAGCTCAAGAAATGATCGGGCTCGCTCGCGACAGGTTCGGCAGGTTTGCGAAGATCGCGAACCAACTGAAAAAAATCGGGATCACGAACGACATCGTCTTGAACGTGATCGCGCCGATCTACGCCCCGAAAATCGAAGTGAAAGACCTGAAAGCCGACTTCGAGAAACACAAAACGCCGACGCTGCAAAAGCTGCTCGAAAGTTTGAACCTCGCCCCCGGCGCGGAACCCGGAACGGCTTGGGGCTTGCTCAACGCGGTGACGCACTACGAAGACCACGTTTCGGGCCGCAGCAATGATGCCCGCCAAGCCTCCGGGCTCTTCGGTGCGGGCGCTCACCGCAAGCTGTTAGCGACCCGCGCGGTTATGGCGATGGCCGCTTAAGGCGATCGGGGCGGCGAAAAAAGTTTCGCTGCCCCTATTGCTTAAATTTGAACAGCCGTTTAGAACGGTTTCATCGATCGACGATCGATCGAAAAAAACAGGAAGCTCAAAAATGTCCGACATCGCTTTTCTTCTTTCGACTGATGGCGTCAAGCGCCAGATCGTCGCCGCCCGCCCCGCCCTTGTCCTGACGAAGCTCCGCGAATGGTCCGAAGCTGACAGCGGACGGATCGCCGTCGAAGACGTCGAAGGCTGGCAAGTTTATATCAACGTCGGCCCGAACTATGTGAGCGTGAACGCTTACAAGAATTCGCAAAACTTCATCTGCGGCTGCATTCAGCCGGAAGTGAATGCGCAAATTCTCGCCGACATCGATGAAGCCTTGGCGCTCGCCGCCTAGGGCGAAAGGGTCGGCGAAAAAACCTTCGACGACCCCCTTGCTTAAATTTGAGCATGCTTTAGAACGGTTTCATCGAAAGACGAAAACAGGAAGCTCAAATGAAAACGCCCGCGAATTTCTGGTCTTACAAGGCCCCGGCTCCCGCCCCGCTTTCGGCGGTTCCGGCCAGCGCGTTCAAGGGAACGTCGGCGGAATGGGAAAGCCTCTCGCCCGGCATGCGCCGCGAAATCGTTCGCACGTTCGAAAAACTCAACAGCAAATAGGAAGCTCGAAGATGAAAACCGCAGATCAAATCCTTGCCATGTATGCCGACCGGGCCGCGCCCGATGTCGTGAGCGTCGTGAAAGTCGCGAGCCGTTGGGAGCAATGGCAAATCACTTTCAACGGTCACATCGTCGGCGACAGTCGCAAGCACGGGAGCCGCGAAGCCGCTGAACGCGAGGCGCGCTACTTCGAAGGCAAGCCCGGCTTTGTCGTCCGCCTCTAACCTCAGAAAAAAGGAAGCTCGAAAGTGTATATTCAAGAACAGGAAGAGCGCGATTTTTACATCCCGTCCGAAGCCGAATTGGATCGTCACGCCGCTTACGAACTAGGATCGGCCCGCCCCGGTTGCGCTTGGGTTCTGACGGATCGGGATGTCTGGTATCCGAACCCGTTTTATTCCGGCCCGCCCCAGCGCCATCCCGAAGACGACGGCGATTGCTACGGCGACGGACAGCCGGTCGAAGGTGACGACGTCACGCAAGTCGAAGCCGATGAAGCGGCAAGCCCTTTCAAGATCGCTTATGACGTCGACACCGACATCCCCTTCTAAAAACGGCCTTGCTTATTTTTGAGCATGTGATAAAATGCTTTCATCGGTCGAAGTTCGATCGATGCAGAAAAGGAAGCTCAAATGTCGAAAACCTACCCTCTCAAGCCCGGCGCGCAACGTCGCGTATGGATCGAATGGGAATACCCTTCGATCAAGGATTTTAAAACCCCGGAAGCCCGGAACGAAGCGGCGAACGAAACTTGCCGCCTGTTGAACAATATGCTTGCTCGCCTTTGCGGCGACGCCAAGCGCTCTGAAGTTTTCTGGAATGAAAAGGAAGTGATCTTTTGCGTCGGCGATAACAGCGGCTTCGTCGAATGCAGCGACAGCGGTCACTGGTTCAATCTCGAATTTTTCGGACGCGACTAGGAAGAACAGACCCGGCGCTTCGTGCGCCGGGTCAACTCTCACAACGAAGGAAGCTCAAATGAAAGCGACGATCGAATGGGGCGGACGTGAACCGCCGACGACCTGCCAAGCCCGACGCGATATCCGGGGGCGCGTGATCTTCCGGTTCGACAAACGCTGGCGCGTTTGCGTCCCGCGCGGCGACGGGTTCTTCGCCACGATCGACGGGCGAACTTACCGCGTCACGCTGACCGGCGAGGCTCAATCATGATCCGCGAAGCCATCGCCCTTACGCGCCCGGCGTTCGACCTGACCGCCCACCTGTCGCGCTCTGCGGAGGTAGCGGCGTTCGACCTGACGTCGCATCTTCGCCCGCGCCAGACCATCAATCTTGTCCGCTCGACGTGCATAAAGCTCCGGGGGGCGAAGTCATGACGCGCGCGCCAATCCCCCTGTCCGCGATCGACTTCGCCCTGTACCCCTCCGGGGAAATCGCAATCATGATCGTCGATCGCGAAGGCGACGAAGACCCGAATTCGTTTCCGGGCGAGCGCCTAGGCGTGGCGACGACGGCGCTTGTCGAGGCAGGCTACCCCCGGCCTGCGCCGGGATGCGTATGGCTGAAGACGTGGAGCGAAAATAGAGGCATCGCCGAAGCGCTTGTCGCGGGCGGCGTCGTCGAGTTGAATTCCGAAGTCTGCATGGTCGGCCCCTTCGGGGCGCAAGCGTGGGGAGCCCGGCTCACGCCCGCCGCCCTGCAAGAGTTCAAACGCCAGCACGCCGGGCGATCGCCCTAACCCATCCTGCCTAATGGCCTGATAGCGCCGCTGCGGAGCCCCGTGGCGGCGATTTCTTGTGCGCGGGTAGTCTGCCCCTGCAAATAGGCGCGTTGATCGTCAGCGACCCTCTGGCGCTCAACGCGAGCCGCTCGCTTCTCTTCGAGGTAGAACGTCAGAAGCTTGTCGGCGATCGTGAGCAAGCCCCGACCGCAGAAAACAATGAACAACGCGATTAGAACGGTTTGAGCGCCGACCGGCCCGCCGACGATCCCTTCGATGCTGGCTTGCGCCCCCTTGATCATCGGAAGGGCGCGTTCAAGTTCGGCCTGAACAGCCGCGATTGCGGGATCGTCAGTAACCATTAGCGCAAGCCCTCCGGTAACGCCTGCCAGTGCAAGAAAGTTCGCCCTCATATCGCACTGACGCCCCCGCTCCCGCCATCACGAAACAGGCGGATCGATCGGAATTCCATAGGCCAGACGAAAACGGGCAACAGCGAAAGCGCGAGCGTCACGCGATCCATTTCGATACCAGACCATAGAACCATGCTTGAGCCCGGCCCGATCAACGCAAAGAACAGGTAGCCCGACAGGTACATGACCGCGAGCGGGGCGATGATTTTCCAGCCCCAAAAGACACGCTTGTTCACGACGCACAAAAGCCAGCCGACAATGGCTGCGGCTGCAATCGTCATAATCGAAATTCCGTCGATCATCGTTTTCGCTCCTTCGACTTCGCCCCTAGCCGCATCATGGTTTGCCGATGATAGCCGGTTTCGGTTTTTGAAGCTCTTGAATTTTCTCGCCGACGCTGTGCCAGCCGACAGCGCAAATGTAGAGCCCGACGATCGCCAAGATCAGCACGCCCCAAACCTGAATTGACGAAGCCACGCTCGCGCGATCCCAATCGGCAGGCGTGCCGGGGATCGACATCACAAGTTCAGACATTTTTTCATAGTGCTTAGAGCCCGCGACCGGCTGCATTGCTTCGAGTTCTTTTTCAGCCTTGGCGATTTCGGCGAGCTTCGCGTCGACCGCCGCCTGCATTTCGTCCGCCTCGATAAGTTCGGCGCGGATGTCGGCGGCGAGGTTGCACAAGTCGCGCTGACGCTTTCGCAGATCGGCGAGACAAGCGCCGTCCGGTTTAAGGTCCGACATTTTCCAGCCAGCCGCTTCGGCTTCGTATGCGGCCAAAGTTTCTCTCGTAAACTCGACGCCTTCGGGCTTCGGCATGACGCCGTGCTCGCGCTTCATGCGCGAGATTTCGCGGCGAAGCTCGGCGCGGTTTTCATCGATTTCGATCGCCGCTGCGGTGTCCATAGACGCGTGCGAAACGAGGTTAGAGAAGACGCCGAAGAGCGTGACCAGACCGCAAAGAAATGTCGACGCCAGCCAGCGCCGCGATTGCTCGCGCGCCTTCTTTGACTTGCGCCGGATGTCGTCGAGCTTCATCGCGTTTTGTTCGTGCAGGGCTATCGCCTCTGCCGTCTGAAGCTCTTCGATGTGTTCGTCGCTTTCCTTGTGCTGACGATGGCTGAACATGTACCAGCCCGCGACCGCGACGCCGCCCCAGAATGCGAGCGGCCCGCCCCAGCCCGCGAAAATCAGCGAGTAACCAGATCCCGCGTTGCGCAATTCCCAAAAGGTCAGCACGCCTAGGAAGCCAAGCGCGACACTGTAGAAAACGAACAGGAAGAGCGCGCGGATAGCTGACGGCGTGCCGTTCCAGACCGATCCGCAAAAGCGTTTGACCTTGGCCGGGAACGTCGCCGCCGCAGCGCGATCCGCTGCCTTGCGCGCCGCTGCATCCGCAAGCATGTTATTCCCGTCCATAGTACCCCCCTACTCTCGCGCCGCCCGCTCGCCCGCGATCCATTCGTCGAGCAACTTCAGACAAGTCCGATCGTCGGCGATCTTCTCGACAGACGACAAACCCAAGTCCGCATATGTCTGCTTGCAGTATCCCGCGCGCGCCGGGTCGGGCGTGCATGTGAAGCGGAAAACCTGACGCGCCTTAACGCATAGGGGCGGCTGCACTTTGAAACTGCGATCCACGATCGGCCTCGCCTCCGGGCATTGCGCTATCACTGGCAAGGGCGGGAGCGGCGTCGGTTCCCAAGGCGCGGTTGAGCAAGCTGAAATAATCGGCAGGAACGCCAGCGCTAAGGCAAGCATCTTTGATTTTGACAAGTTCAAGTCGAGCCTCCGAAATGTTGATTTGCGTCGTTTGAGCGTTGACCGCCGCGCGCTCTGCCGCCTTCTCGAATTTTTCGATCGCGACCTTTGTCGCCGCGCGATCTTCGACAAGGATTATCCGATTTTCTTCGCGCTGCCTGACGACCTCATCGTTCACTTTGTCGACCTGTTGCACGCATTGCTGCTTGTCTCGCATCGTCGTCACGGCGACCTTGTGCAACGCTTCGTAATGCGCCTTCAAGGCTTCCTGCCCGGCTGCGAAGCCCTGCGGCCATCCTAGAAACTTCCAGCCGATCGACAGTCCGATCGTGAAAGAGGCGGCGACCGCCGTCACTGTCGCGACAATTCCGATCTTCGAAATCATGCGTAAACGCTCCTTCGGCTTTCTGCTTTCTCGCGAAGCTCCCCAGCGTAGGCGATAGCGCGAGCCGGTCCATTCTGAACCTTGGCGAACGAAACCCAATCGCCACGACGCAACGGCTCGAAGCCGCCATCGGCGATCCATAGCCGAACGATAACGTCGAGTTGCGCGCGGTGTCCCGTGTAGAGGTATTTCACAAGATCGAAGACGCTTTCGTATGAAGGCCCGGAGAGTTTCTTCCAGTTAAATCCCATGAATTGAAACGCGCCGAACGAAGAGCTTTCAAGCGCGCGATCGAAGTCGAGCGCGGCCATACGCGCGAGCACGTCCCATCGATCGGTATTGCCAAGCCGATAGGGATGCCCCTTCGGGACGCGCGAAGGCTGAATGAATTTGTCCTGATGTAGATCGGGACATTTCTTCGCGTAGGCAAACGCCGTTCGCTTCGACCATTGATGCAATTCAGGGACACAGATCATTCGCCCTTCAGTGTCGAAGCCGCTTCCGTTCGGCACTTCCTGATCGACGACCCCGTGAATTTTCCAAGGCTCGACGTCATAGCGTTCGGCGACGCGAACATAATCGGCGCGCGTGAGCGGACGCGGGTCGCCCGCGCGAAGGCTGATAAGATCGGCGAGGCGTCGCGCATTTTCGGCGCGATCCTGTTTAGCGGACAGGGCGTTGCCGACCGTGACGCGGGTTGCGAATTGTGTGCTTGCTGAAAGGATGTTGAGCATAGGCATGGCGAAACCTGTAAGGTGTTTCGCCATGCTGATAGAGCGTTTTTTAGTCCACAAATCGCAGGGGTTTAGGCCAGAAGAGCGATGGCCGCGTCGCGAACCGTCAGCGCTTCGATGGCCTTCCCATGCCAGCTATTGACGGTGATTTGTTCCGCGCACGACGCCAGCACGTTCAAGCCGTCTTCGTCGAGGTGATCGATGATCGTCCGAAGAATGTCAAAAGTTCCGACGATCTTATCGACCGGAGAGGGGCGAAGATGGGCCGCTAGAAGTTTTTCGCCAAGCGCCGCCCACTCGACCTCGGGGATTTCGGTCGGACGCGCGGGCAGGACGTAGCTCCCCGCGTTGTTAGCCGTCGGCCAGATTTCGGTAGGATAACTCGGCATTGGTAAGCCCTCTTTCGGTTTTGGTTTGATGACGAGCTAAAGTGTTTCGCCCGTGCCTAGAAGCGTTTCGATTGCCAGCCCCTGAAATCCTTATTGCGAGTTAGAAATTCGAGAAAATTTGAAATACTTGGTCACCTGTTTGTTGTTGGCGTCGGTAATGGTGCAGGAAACGAAGCCAATATACGACTGGTTTGCGCCAAGCGCGCCCGACTTGTTAATTGTGCAGGTTGAGGTTGTCGTTCCAGAAAGCGTCGGTTCTCCCACGCCTTCCTCAAGTACCTCGAACGCCCAAAGATACGAATAAGGGGCGGTGCCGTTGGTGATGCTGCTTACTGACGCTGTTAAGTTATCAAGCGTCGGATTGATCGTAGTGTTATGGTAGGCCAAGTAATCTTCAGTCATTGTCGCGTTTAACGGCGATGAACTTGTTAGCTCGGATGCCCCGAAATAAACCTTTCCGTCTGTCGCGAGCGTGAAGACGCCGTTTGTTTTTGTTGCGGACGATCGTGCGATCGACGCAAGACCGTACCACATCACAAGGTCAGACGACGCCCCAAATCCAGCCCCATGCCTGACAACGTAGTTATTCGCTGTAAGATCGATCGCGCCTGATGTGATGTTGCCTAGATTGGCGCTGATGGCGGATAGGCTCGAAACGTTGATGTCGTCCGCTGCGGCTTGGTTCTTCGTCGCAAGCGCGCCCTGCCCCGCTATCGTTGCCGCTTGGCCCTGCGATGTAACTAGCAAAGCATTTGTTGCGATTGTCGTTCCGTCTGCAAGTCGCACGTTCGAAGACAGTTGAACGAATGAAAGCGTTGCGAGCGCCGCTTGCCCGGAGAAAGACGCGGCCTGATTTTCTGGCGTGTAGTCGACGTATCGATCGGCCTTGCCCGTCACGTATGCGGGCGCGACAGTCTGAACCGACGAAACCTTCGCGACCATCGGGAAGCCGAAGAACGCATAAGGATCGGCGACGCCGCCGACCGAAACCAGCCGGTGAATGATCTGCATGTAACATGTGGAGGCGGGAACGGTTATAAAGCTGCCGATGCGCTCCGCATTTTCTAGGCGACCGTTTGCAAAGCCGCCCGGCGTATTGTCGCTAGTTGTTCTCCCGACTTCGATGCTGGAAATGATCGCGCCGTTTTCATCGAACCAGCAAACGATAACGACGCAGCGACAACGATGCCCCGCCGCGTAGCTTCCGACCCATAAGCGATCGCCGACCCGGACGCGCGGCGAGTATCGACGCAAGTCGGCGAGGTTTGCGTATGTCTTTTGCGTCAAGCTGTCGGCGACGGTATTGATCGCGGGCGTTCCTGCGATCGTGACGTAACTAGTTCTTACGAAGCCGGTCCAGCCGGAAAGCGCCATGCCCTGAGTGACGCCAAGTCCGCTATCCCCTGTCCAGCCTTGCGCCCATCCGTCAATTCCCTCTTGCCAATCGGTGTTGACGAGAAGGTTTTCGCCAAGCGGAATTTGCGCGTTCGACGCGTTGGCTTCGCTCGCCGTTGCGCCCCATCCCTGCCCCGTGATCGATCCGGCTTGCAGGCCAAGGGCGTTGCTAAGTCCCGCAAGCGATCCGAAGTCCGTCAGCAATCCGCCCGTTCGTGACGCGCTACTGAGTGTCGCGAACGATCCTTGGCCCGCTATCGTTGCTGCCTGTCCAAGCGATGTGATCGCAGTCGCATCCGTGACGGACGTCGTGCCGTCAGCGCGCGTGATGTTCGTCCCAAGTCGGACAGCGGTTGTCGTTAATGCGGTGTAGCTGACGACTTGGCTTCCCATCAACGCCGTGCTGTCGATCGTCGCTTTCGTCGCAAGTGCGCCTTGACCGGCGATCGTCGCTGCCTGTCCAAGCGACGTGACCGCGAGCGCATCCGTCAGGCGTGTGACGCCGTCGTCGCGATAGACGCGACCGCTCGCGCCTAGGTTCGTTTGGTTCAGCGTCGCTAGCGCGCCCTGTCCGCTGATCGTCGCCGCTTGGCCTAGCGACGTGACGACAGTCGCGTCGGTTAGCGCCGTCGTTCCATCGGCGCGGAAAAGATCGGCGAGCGAACGCCCGACCGGCATGTCGGTTACGTCGAGAACGTCGAAGGCGGCGACTTCCACTTTCCCGCCCGCGCCGGTTTGCGTGATGTCGAGGCGAAGACGCCAGTAAGCGTTATATGTCGACGCCGCGCCCGCTACCCAAACGCGCGCCAGCGTGATCCATCCGTCAGCGGTGACGAAGCTCGCTTTCTGAAAGATCGCGTTCGGCGGCGTGATCGTTGCCGAAGCAACGCCCGGCCCGTGAGCGTAATTTATATCCAGACCGTTGATATTCGAAAGCGCCGCAGTCATCACGCCCGACGACGGGTTCGTGTGCGCGCGAAGCCTGACGATTTGCAGATAGCGCCGACCCTCGATAGGCTTGAAGACGGATTTTTTCGTGAGATACGCCGTCGCCGAAAGCCTGATGACGCGCCCAATGTCGGGGACGTCGAAATATCCATCGGCGACGGGATCGGCTGCGGCGTCGGGTGTCCCGCCGAACGTCGTCGTCCAATGCAATCCGTCATTCGCGAAATTGCTGACGTCGCCGATCCGACGAATGCCTGCGAGCGCCGAATTCAGGTTCGCATTATCCGTCGCGTTCAATCCGGCGAGGTTGTTCGCAGTCGCGCCGGTTCCTTGTCCGCTGATCGTCGCCGCTTGGCCTAGCGACGTGATCGCAGTCGCATCGGTTACGATCGTAATTTGGTTCGATTGGCGAACGTTGGTTCCAAGCGTCGTGAAGGCGAGCGAAGACAATCCGCCGAAGCCGGTCAAAAATGCGCTGCCGTTCGCGACGCTGCTAACGGTTGCGAATGCCCCTTGCCCCGCGATCGTCGCCGCTTGGCCCAACGATGTGACCGCGAGCGCATCCGTCAAGCGCGTCGTTCCGTCATCGCGATAGACCCGGCCAGAGGCGCCAAGGTTGACTTGGCCCAATGTGGCGAGCGCGCCTTGCCCGGTGATCGTCGCGGCTTGGTTTGCTGAAGTGACGTCGGCCCCGACTTCGGCTTCGATGCCCGGCCCCCATTCCGAGAATTCCGTTTGCCCTGCTTTCGCGAGCGTCTTGAATGGACGCGCGACGCGAATTTGCGGCGCGGCTGTCGAAGCCGTCCCGATGAATTCGACTTGCGCATAAACGGCGTTCGCTGGCGCTGCCGCGATAACGCCGACCTTCGTATATGTCGAAACGTCGCCGCCGCCCGCGCCCGGCGATGCAACCGAAGAGCCCGTCGAGACGCTAAGAAATACGCTCGCCGCATCGCGCCAAGTTATGCGCGCAAAGAACGCTGAACAGTTCGCGCCGCCGATAAGCCCGTGAGCTTCGACAATCTCGCCAGCCTTGACCGGGAAGAGCGCGCGACGCGGATAATCGTCGATCGTGATTATGTTCCCGACCGTGACGCCCGCGCCAGTGAGTTGAAGATATTCCACGCCCGAAGCGCTTGTCGCGGTTGTGAAGGTAGGTGTTCCCGACTGAGCGGTACCGCGAAAGTTGTTCGCGAAGTCGAGCGCGAAGCGCGTATCATACATCGCGTTTTTGCCGACGCCCGCCGCAAGCAGTGCGCTCGACACAAGGTTTTGCGTCGCCAAGCTTCCTTGACCCGCGATCGTCGCCGCTTGCCCAAGCGACGTGATCGCTAGCGCATCCGTCACGATCGTTGTTCCGTCAGCCCTGCGAACGTTCGTTCCGAACGTCGTGAAGGCGAGCGCGGCAAGCGATCCGAAGCCGGTCAACAATCCAGAGCCATAAGCGGCGCTGCTGATCGTCGCGAACGCGCCCTGACCCGCGATCGTCGCCGCCTGTCCAAGCGACGTGACGGCGATTGCATCAGTCAGGCGCGTTGTTCCGTCGTCCCGATAAACCCTTCCAGATACGCCAAGGTTGACTTGGCCCAATGTGGCAAGCGCCCCCTGCGACGCTATCGTCGCGGCCTGCCCTAGAGATGTGACGGCGATTGCATCAGTAAGGCGCGTCACGCCGTCGTCGCGATAAACGCGCCCCGATACTCCAAGGTTGACTTGCGCGAGCGTAGCTAGCGCCCCTTGCCCCGCGATCGTCGCCGCCTGTCCAAGCGATGTGATCGCGAGCGCGTCCGTCACGATCGTGGTTCCGTCCGCGCGACGAACGTTCGTTCCGAACGTCGTGAAGGCGAGCGCGGCAAGCGATCCGAAGCCGGTCAACAATCCAGAGCCATAAGCGGCAGTGTTGACGGTCGCAAACGCGCCTTGCGACGTGATCGTCGCGGCTTGGCCTAGGATCGTTTTGAACGCCGACAGAAGCGCCGTCGCGCCGCCTGCGGTTTCTCTGATGTTGACGCCGAAGGTTCCGCCGACTGTCGCGTTGTCTTCCGGCTTGCCCGCGCCAGTGACGCCCGACCACGGAACCGAAGACGCAGCGCCGGTCGCAAACGCGCCACTACTGAAGACGATCGCGGCGATGCACCATTCGGATTGCAAAGTGTCCGAAAGAAACTTCGCGGAAACTCCATACTCTTCGCCGTCGGCGACGCCCTCCGAAATCACGATGAAGTTTGCATCGCTCGGGATCGCGACCGTCTTCGCCGTCTTCGGCGTCGTGCCGTCGGTGTTCTCGACTTCGACATACAGGAAGCGAACGCGCGGATCGGTTGGCGCTGTCCAAGCGACGCGAAGCGCGGGAACCGATGAAAGCGTTCCGGTCAAAGATATCGCCGTGACCGTGATCGCCGGAACCTGAATAGCGGACAGCGCCGCCGTTGATGACAGCGGCGCGGGAGGCGGATCGGCTGCAAGGCTTTCGTTCCAAGCGCTGTCGGCGGGGTCTACTTCCTGTGCGTTGATCGTGACCGTGAAAGTTTCGGGGTCGAAAATTCGTTCCATCACTTCGAACGTTTTTCCGGTGACGCCGAAGCGCGAGCCCGCCGCGCCAGAGCGAACGAACCAATCGCCGCGCTCTAGCTCGATCGTATTGTAAGGATAGACGCCCGTCAGCGTCGCTTGCCGCCGCTCATACTTGGCTTTCAGCGTCGCGAGCCGTTCGGCCCTTTCGCTATTCGTCTCAAAGTCCAAGTCGAAGTTGAATTCGCGCGGCTCGGCTGCGTCTTGCGTATCCCATGCGGGATCATTCACTTCGGCATAGGGAACGGGCTGATAGACTTGTTCCGGTTCCTGATACTTGCCCCGCACGACGCCGACCAGATTTCCGAACGTGCGCTTCGGGATGTAGACTTCTGACGCCATGTCGACGACTTCGTCGTCGCTGATGTCCATAACCGGCGTTCTCGCTTCGATACCGATCACGCCGACGCGTCCGCCGAAGTCAGCCGGTTGAGCGCACATCGCGGTGCAATGCCGCTTGACGATTTCATCCCAAGCTTCGTTAGCGGTGATGACGCCGTTTGCCCTATATCGCTTCTGCGTCCCGCCCGCTTTCTTCGCGACGTTCTCATCGCAGACGTTCGCTTGCGCTGCGAATTTATCGTAAGGGACAAACTTCGACGGCATGCCGATGCCGAAGACGCGTTGCCCGTTCCAGAAGCGGCCTAGCTGAAAGTGATCAAGCGAAACCATCGGGTTTGCGCCTTCACTGTCGCCAAGCTCCCAAGTCGACGGATCGGTGAGGCGATGCAGTCCGCTCCCGCCCGCCGTGCTGTCCTTCCGGCGATCGTAAAGTTTCGCGCCCTCATGCTCGAAGACGAACGCGGGAGGCGTGCGAAGGTTGTCGCTATCCCATTGCAGTTCGACGACGACGTAAGCGCATCCCGTCATCTTGTTCGCGGACGTCCATCCCTGCCCCAAGGCGACAAGCGTCGCGTCTGCTGTTTGCCCGACGCGCCCGTCGTAATACGTCAGCCAAACGCGATCGCCGCCCGACCGGAAGTCAGGGATCGCGGTTCGCACGCCATGCACAAGCGGCGTCGACCAGACCACGCGACCGCCCGCCCATACTTTCGTGATCGTTCCGCAAGGCCCCTCGCTGATGTAGATCGGCAAGTAAAGCTTCGTGTTGTTCGTGCTGCCGAGATACCAATCGACAAGCGTCCCGCCGACCGCGCGCTTCCCGATGACGAGGCGGCGAGGCGGCGAGGGATTGAGTTCGAGGTTGATCAGTCCGCCTTGTTCGCGCGGCTTCGAGTTGTTCTTCACGACCGCGTCGACGGCCTGCGAAGCCGCGACGACCGTCAGCGCTTGCGCGAGTTTGTTTACCCAAGCGACGCCCTCGACCGCGTGAAGGGCCAGAGCCGCAATTGCGGGAATTGCCTGCGGCATTTATCCGACCCTCCAAGCGCGCAAGGCGATGTTGATCGGCGAGTGACGAATTCCGCGCGGCGCGACCGGCCCGATAATGGTCGGCCCATCGCAGATCGCGAGAAAGTCGCCAAGCTCGCCCTTGGCTAGCACGACATCGCCGCGACCGGCGTCGCGCGGCTTGATCTCGGGAAGCCGCGCCGACGCAAGCTGGCCTAGGTCTTCGTATCCAAGCGAAGCCAGAAAATGCCAAGCCTCGCTTTCGGTTTCATACTTGCCGCGAAACTCTTCAGCCATGTCGTCGCCCGTCACGGCGAGAATGCAGTCAGCCGCGAAGATCGCGCAATCATGCCAGCCCCAGCGCCACGGCTCGCGCATCTTCGCGATCGTGCAACGGACAAGGGCTTGCTCCCATCCCTGTACGCGGCTCATCGGTTGACCCCGCCGTATTTGCTCCCGGTTGTGTCGCCGCTTACCTGTCCGCCCGCGCCAGTGTTGACGCCCGGAACGGTTGACCAGCTTGTGCCGAACGGGATGTCTTGCCTTGGCTTAACGGCGATGTTGCGAAAGCTCGCGTCGGTTGCGTCGCGCATCTTCTGATCAATATCGGACACGGTGCGAAGCGTGCGCGAGCGCGCAAGGAAGGTTCCAGAATAGCAGGTGAGAATAACGTTCGGTTCAGCGCCGACGCCTAGCGGCGCTTGTATCGTGTCCATATGGCCCAGCCAATCGAACGCGGTTCCGATCGACGTGACGAAGTTCGTCGATATGTTGAACAAGACTTGCCGAACGCGCACTTCGCGACGATGCCAGCTTCGGTCGAGCAAGCGCCCGACGAAGCTTGCGTCGTCGAATTGCTTGCCGCCGTCGAGAACGATCATCAGGGGTTCGGCGACCAGATTTGAGCTTGACCGAATTTCGCCTTCGATCCTGCCCGTCGTGCCGATCGGCTCGAAGCTCTGCCCGTCGAATGTGATCGTTTCGTTCTGATCCCATGCGCGCAACGTCCCCTCATCGCAGAACAGTTCGAAGAACCACGCGGAAGCTTTTTCCCGCGCTGCTGCTGCGTTCCTGACGTCTGTCGTTAGAGGGATCGGCATTCCTACCTGACAACTTGAACGGCGTCGAATGAAACGCTTGCGCGCCCTTCTGCTCGTTCACTGTTTCGGGGTAGCGATGCAAGTTTGAATTCGCCCAGCGCCTCGAAGAGCCTGACGTTCGGCGTCGCGTGCGGGGTTTGCGGGTAAGGCCAGACCGACACAGTCGCGTTGCCGCCTGACGGAACCGCCGTCGCAAGGGTTTCGCCAAGCCAGTAGCCGCTCGCCGCTGTCGAGAAACCCACCATGTCGCCCGGTGAGAGGGTATTCGATCCTAGGCCGGTAAGGTTCACGGTCCCCGCTGAAATGTTCACAGACGCCACGCCAAGCCCGGCATTCGTCATGTTAGGGGCGAGCAATGGCGCGCGCCGCGAAATGCGAGCCGCCGTGAAGCTCACGCGCGCGCCCTTGCGCCGGGCGAGCCATGCCGTCAGGGCGCGATACGTGGTCTTGTCTAGGTTCTCGTAAACGAAGCTGATCGGCCCCCAATAAGGACGCCCCAGCGTGATCACGTCATCATTGCCGCCCCGCACGGTGTAAGCGCTTTGCCTTTCCGACGGCGAAGGCCAGACGATCGACTTCAGTTTATCGGTGATAATGAATTCGCCCGCGCTCATCAGTAAGCCCCCACGATGCGACGGTTCGCGATCCTTGCGTCGATCGCCTGCGGAAGCTCGCGACGGTGCGCGGCAAGCGTGCGCTCTAGCTGCTCAAGCGTGACGCCCGCGCCCATCGATCCGACGTGAATGATCGTGTCGCCGACCTGCACGATATTTCGATCGCTTCCGCCGCCGATCGTCATCGCCGCCTGATTGGGGATCATGAAACCGTCAGTTCGCGGAACGAACAATTCCGCGCCCATTTCGCCGACGCGATACGCGCGCCCGGCGCGCATGTCGCCGCCGCTCGCTTTGTTGCCGCCGAAGATCGAAGAGAAGAACGAGCCGATCCCGCTTGCAAGCTCGCCGCTTCCGAATACGCTTTTCCAGACGTCCTGATCGGACAGAAGCTGAAACAGAAGATCGACCATCTGATCGACCGCGCGCGACAGTCCGTCCGCCGCAGCATCGCCGATAACGTTTTCGAGCAAGTCGCCATAATCGCCCGTCGAGATTGCATCGTATAGCCCGCGCTTCGTCGCGTTGGCGACGTCGTTCGCGTAGGTGTCCCAATATCCTTCGCGCCCGTCGCCCTGATTGCCTAGCGCCGAAATGCGGTCCGCAGCGTTCGCGGCGTCTGCCTCGAAGGCTGCGTCGCTTTCGGAAAAGTCGAGATTGAGCCTGTCGTTAAGTTGCTCTTGAAGCTTGTCGTCGAGAATTTTTTGGATGACCCGGTTTTGATCGGGTAGCAGATCGCCGCTAGCGTTTAGCGCGGCGAGTTCATTTAGAACCAACAAGCTGTCTTCGACGGCGTCGTTATACGCGATCAGCGCTGCGAGACGACCGCGCGATTTTTCCTCTTCGGTTCCCGCCGCCGCGTTGATAGCGTCGAGCGCGGCCCTGTAGTCTTCGAGCGCCGAAGTGTAAATCTGGAATTCGAGCGGCTCCTTTTTCGGCTTTTCGCCGCCGCCCGGCTTCGACGCCGCCTTCGTTGGCGATGCAGTCCCGCCCGGCAGGACGACGCTTGTCTCGCCAGCGACAGCGGCGTCGATCGCGTCAAGCGTGTCTAGCGCTCCCTTGATCGTTCCTTCCGTTGTCGTCTTCGCGAAGATGTAATCCTGTAGCAAGCGCTGCGTATCAGTGAGCGGAATTCGCTGCTTCAGTTGTTCGTCGATCGCCGCCTTTGCGTTCGCCATTTGCATTTCGCGCGTGCCGTATGCGCCTTCAATGCGCCTCGCTCCGTCTGATGAAATGGTTCCGTCGGGATTGAGCGCGCTGCGAAAGTTGACCGCGCCCGCCGTCGTGCGTCCGAAAAGGACGGCGTCATTTCTCGGGACGCGACCGGGTTCGACCCGGCTGAATTCCGGGCTCCCGTTGCCAAGCGCGCCAGCGGGGTAAGTCACTTTCTTCGGGGCGGATTGCGGGACGTTGAATAGCAGGCGATCAAGTTCGTCGCCCGGCTTCTGCGTCTTCGCGAGCGCGTCTTCGGCGTCCCTCAGTTTCATCTGAGCTTGCGCGCGAAGAACGTTCAAAAGTTCCTTGTTCTTCACGATGCGCGAGTTGATCGCGTTGACGTCCTGTTGAGCGGCGATGATCGCGGCTTCCCCGCCATCCTTGATCGCTTCGTTCAGGGTTTCGTTCGCGATCGTAAGATCGGCGATATCGCTGACGATCTTGTTTTGCGTTTCGACCATCTTGTCGATCGACGCTTTCGCTTCGTCAGCCGTTTGCGAAATACCTTCGGAAACCGAATTCGTGACATCGCCAATCAAGCCAGCGACGTATGACAGCGCATCGCCAAGCGAACGGAAAAGCCCGATAAGGATTTCGGTCGCGCCAGCCTCGCCGATCGCCAGAACCAGAGCCTCGAAGGACGACGACGCCTGCAAGATCGCGCCGTTCAGGTTTTCGTCCATCACCTTCGAGATTTCGCGCGCGGTTCCTTCCGAGTTCTCAAGCGCGACGCGGTAAGCGTCGACGCCCTTCCCGGCTTCGCGCGTCGCTTCCTGCAAGACCGAAAAGACGTCGAGGTTTTCGCCGCGAAAAATATCGATAACCTGTTGCGTCGTGATGCCCGCTTGCGTCAGTCGGCGGATAACCTGCGAAATGCCTTCGGTCGCTAGATCATAATCGCCGATGATCGCCTTGATCTTGTCGCGCTGCGAAACAAGCTGCGTCGCCACTGACTGAAAGCCGCGACCGCCTAGACCGCCTGTCAGGCCCGCGTCGGCGAGCTTGGCGATAATCGCCGTCGCCTCTTCGAGTTCGATGCCAAGCGCCTTCGCAGTTGGAGCGGCAAACTTCATGCCCTCGCCCAGCGACGTGACGTCGGCGTTTGAAATGACGGACGCCTTCGCGAGTACATCCATCACGCGCGCCGTCTGGCTGACTTCGAGCCCGAAGCCGCGAAGCGTGCTGCTTGAAATTTCCGCCGCTTGCGCCAGCCCCAGCCCGCCCGCTTGCGCAAGGTCGAGCGTCGGCCCGATCGCCGAAAGGATTTCATTCGTCGTGAAACCGGCTTGGCCTAGAAGCGCCATGCCTTCCGCCGCCTGCGTCGCGCTGAAGCGCGTCGTCGCGCCAAGCTGTTTCGCACTCGCTTCGAGCGCTGCGAATTCCGCGCCGGTCGCGCCAGTGATCGCACGAACGGTCGACATCGTCTGCCCGAAGTCGGCAAGCAACTTTATGCTAGACGCGAAGCCAGCGCCGACGCCAAGCGTCAGAAGCGACGCGCCTAGAAGCTTGACGTTCTGCATAAGCCCGCCGACGGAAGCGCCGACCGCGCCCATGCTCGCCGATGCGGAATTCGCAAACGCCTTGGCCTGCGCTTCGGCGCGCTTCAGATCAGCAACAAGCAACGATCCGTCGGCCCGGATGTCGATTTCAACGCCGCCGATATTGACGCGACCCGTCACTAATTAACCTCTTCTTTCGGAACCACGACGATGCGGTGTCCGCTGCTATGGAGCCAAGCTTTTATGTTCATCGAAATTTCGAGCGGCGATTGTTCCCTTCGTCCCTTGTTCTTCCTGTCGACCAGAAGCTCTTCGATGCTTGGCATTTGTTTAACGCGTGCCAGATACTCGCCCTGATATGCCGCGATCGTCGCCGTATCGCGTTGATCGTATAAGCGCTCGCGATATCCTTCTATTATCTTGAGCGCCGCATACGGCGTCATTTCCCAAAGGTCTTCCCAGCTTATGCCCGCCCTGAGTGCTTCGCGAACAGCGACTTCCAGAAAGTCGCCATTCGCCTCAACTTTCCCTCGCTCGGTTTGTCGCCTGCCCCCTCTTCAGGTCGCATGCCCGGCCCGAACAGGGCGAGAAGCCATGCGCGATTGAGCGCTTCAGTCAGCGGCACAACGGGCGGCGACCAATCGATCGCGTCTTCGAGCGACATCGCCTTGGCGCCGCGATCCTTTGTGTCGCGTCCAGACGCGCGACTGATCAGATCGGCGAGCCCGTCAACGTCGCGCTCTTCGAGGTAGGTTGCGACGGTTCGAAGGTATCCGGGCTTGCCGAAATCGCGCTGCAAAAACGATATGACCCGAAAGCTGAACATGAGGTCGACCGTGACGCCGTTGTGATGCAGCGACACGATGCCCGCGTTCGGGTCTTTGATCCTGAACACTGGCGTCGACGGTTCGTCGTCGACGCCAGCTTTCGCGAGTTCCTTTTTGAGCGCGACAAGCATCGGTTAGACAGTCACTTCCGTGATATCGCCCGACAGCTTCAGCGTCACGGTGCAGACCAGTTTCGTTCCGACCGAACGCGGGTTCGAAACCCCGAGAATGAGCGCATCGAAAGTCGACTGCCAAGTTCCGTCGACAGAACGAAAACGCCTGATCGTTCCCTTCGCAGCGCGAACGACTTCCTGCGTGACTTGGCCCGGCTCCCAATTGAACGAGAACGAACCATTCGACGCGCGGATAATCCCGGCTTCGCTTTCTTCGCTGTTGCCCGCGCTGTCGAAGTCCGTCGTATCGATGACGTCGGCGGCGCGCTCGCCCGGATTGAATTCGAAGACGCCCGGAATTTCCGTATAGACATCCGGCCCGGTCGCGGTGCGGATCGAAAACGCGGTGTTGCTCGGTAGTGAGACGGCCATAATCAGGCTTCCTTGATTTTGAGGGACACGGTCAAAAGTCGACCCTCGATCGAAGGGTCGGACGTCGGCCCGGCGACCGGCCCCGACACTAGTGACGCTAACAAATTCCCTCCGGGGAATGTCGGCGTGAACCAGTTATGCAGCAACGCGCGCGCGGCTTCCGCGACAGCATTGATCGCGATCGACGATCCGTTGTGCTTGGAATAAATCCTTACGCGAAGCTGAACGTCGCGCCCGTTATCGGTGAACGTGTCGTCAGCGTCATTCAGGATCGGTTCGCCGACGATGATCGAAGGAAGGCTTTCGACTTCATAGTCGGCAGGCATTGGCTCTGTCAGGATCGCCGGAGCGCCTTCGTAAAGCGCAAGCGCGGCGCACAAGGGAGCGTTGCCCGCCAAGCGTGTTCTAACCCCCGCTGTTGCGTCGATACCCATTGCGGAACCTTAAGAGCTTGCAGCGCTTCTAAGGTGTTTCGCCGAAAGGCTAGAGCCGGGCTTTGCTCGCGAAAACCGCCATAAGTCGCGCCCGGTATTCCGCCCGCAGAAGGCGCGAAATCCAAGGGCGCGGCTCGATCTTGTCGGTTCCGATTTCCAGATCGGCGGCTTTCGCGAGGTTGTTAACGACCTTGCCAAGCGCGTAACCGGAAGTGACGTCGGACAGGAATTCGGCCTTTGTCATGTTTCGCAACTGCCCCGTGTCCGGTGCGGGCGCTTCGCCCGGCGCTGACGCCTGATGAAGCTTTGTCTTGCCGCGTTTGTAGAGCCTGCCCGTTCGCTGCGGATCGCTCGACAGGATGTCGACTTGAACGATGCGAAGCGCTTCGATCGTGGTCGCGCGAACGCCGCGAACCGCTGCCTTCCGAACAAGATCGTTCGCGAGCTTGATGTCGAAATATACCTTCGGTCCGCGCGCCATTCGTTCGCCTATGGGAGATAAGTGAAAAGCCCGTATTCATACAGGTTGCGCGGGTTGACTGTTTCGCCCGGCCCAAAGCCGAATACTATCGAACCCGCATTCCTGATCGCCGTGATCGGAATAATCAGTTCGCCATAGTTCGCGGTCGGATAGGTTATAGTCACCGACCCGATCGTCCCCGCTCCCGAAGTACTGCTTTCTATGGTTTCGGTTCCTGCGTTGTATTGAATGGTTGTCGTTCCCACCCCGTCATCGAGATGGAAATAAACAAAAGCGCCGCCAGCGAAAGCAAGCCTCAATCGAAAATAATAGGTGTTCCCGTTTCGCCAATCCGTGTCGAGGCTTGTCGATCGACGCCCCGTTGCCGTCGTCGCCGTGAATACTGCGGGAGCGGGAAGACCGTCGACCGGCGGCCCCGTCGAAAACGATCCGTTGACGTTCGACCAGAAGCCGCCCGCAGCACCATTCGGTGCGCCGATAACCCAACTCGATCTTGCGCGGATCATCGCGAAATGAACGGACATGTATCCGCTATCGTTGTCGGATGTGAAGCCCCTGACGTTGCTGTTGCCGACGTCAACTGTCGCGGTGTCAGCAAGTACGTTTTGCGATCCGACGTTGACCGCATTCGGCGAAGTCGCCACGCGCGTTTGACCGGCAAGTGAAACGTTATCGGGATTGCTGCCAAATGCGCGATCGTGCCGGAAGACGATCGGATATGCGTTAGAGTATCCAAACGCCGAAACGCCGACGTCAGTGCTAGGCAGGGCCGTCGTGCTCGTCAGCGCTGTCGCGTAGGGCTGAACCTGATCGGCGTTGTGCAGGCATAGAGCCAAGCCGCAAACATCCGCAGCGCTTGGCGTTATGTTGAAAGTTAGGTTCGAAGTCCCTGTCGGCGGATTTATCAGCGCATAGGTCGCGTGATGCTGATCGCCATCGTTCGAAGATGCGACCAGCGTCATGCCGACGCCGTTGAATTGAACGCTCGAAACGCCAACGCTTCCCGGCCCGCCGACGCCAATCGTAACCAGAAGCAGTCGATTGGTGTTGACCGCGATCGGGATCGCTTGCGTCTGCGACGTCTGCGCCGTCGCAGCAAACGTCGTGACCGATGCGGCGTCGAGAATGGGAGGCGTTCCGCCCGATGGCGGAAGCGACGCGACAACGGACAAAGCGTTGAGCAAAAGCGCCTGCCGCTCTCGCGCCGAAGGCAACGATTGCAGAAGCGGTCTTTTACGAAATACGCCCGTACTCATTTCAATCCATCTCTTCGAACCAGATCGTCCCGCTCATGCTGATGACGTCGAGCGGTGCTGTTTCGAGTTCAAGCGTCCATCGATCGCCAGCTTTGACAAACGGTCGAAGCTCTGGCGTGTAGATCATCGTATAAGGCGCGCGAACGTTCCAAACGTGCGTCTCAAGTTCGGTAATCGTCCCCGCCGTCATCCGGGTTGTTCCGTTGATCTTCACGGTCGCGCCGCATGCCGTGTTATCGACGCCCAAGGGCGCGGCGGTTGTCGCGGTTCCGTTTCCCGTTGTCGATCCGACACCACGGTTGCAGGTGATCAAAAGCCCCTCTTCCATCGCATCGCCGATTTCCGTCGACTGCGCCAACTGCCACGCGTGGATTTTGATCGACTTGTTCGCGCCCGCAAGGATTTCGTAAAAATCCTGTAGCGCCGTGACGCTGATGTTTTTGAAAACTGCGCTGTAAATCCTTGGCATGTTATTACCTCGTTAGCAGGTGACGGAATATCTGTCGGCGATTTGGCGGCGGCGGCGAAACCAATTCTCGGCCTATCGGCCTGAGAACAACTGTCGTGACCGCCCAACTGTCAGCGTTGTTTGCTGTCGGCGTTGTCGAAACGGCAATGTCGACCGCGCCTGAAACCCAATTGACAGACATCGCGGCGGCTCGCGCGGCGTTCGTCGCGCTTTGCGACGACTGAATAAGGTTCGCGACGCCCGTGAATGTGAAGGCGACGATCGAAGTCGCAGCCGCGGCGCCGGAATGGATCGTGACGACCGCGCCAGCGCTTCGCGGCGTGACCGAAGGCGGGTTCGGTTGCGCGCTGTTTCCGCCCGTCGTGTTGACCGGCGTGATGTCGTAAGGCTGCGTCGGGCTGACGCCGCGCCAGACTTGAATGGTATACGCGCCGCCATCCGCGACCGCGCCTGTCGCGCCTAGCGTGACGTTGGCATCCGGCGACGCGGGCATGAACCTAGCGCCGACCCTAACCATTGCGTCGAAGTTGTCAGAACCCTGCGCTTGCGCGCCAGACGGAAGCGCATAGGGGACCGAACCCGGCGCGTTGATCGTCATCGTCCGCGTTCCAGCGGTGCCGACCGTATAGTTCACGATGACAAGATCGCCAGCCGCGACGCCCGAACGCTCGCCGCCTGTCAGGCCCGTCGTAAGGTCGACGACGGTTGTCGTCGCAGTCGATCCGGCGACCGCTCCCGTTTTGCCGCCGACATAGAAAATCCCGATCGGAATTCCGGTCGCGACGACCGAAGCCCCGTCGAGTGTCGCCGCAAGCGTGCCGTCGTTCCCGGTGACGCCGCCGACCGTTCCAGCGGACGAAACCGTTCCGCCCGCAAGTGACACGGCAAGGTCGCCCGCGATCCGCTGATATCCCGCGCCAGCAACCAAAGCGCCCGCCGTCGTGAGTGCTGACGTTCCGTTGATCCTTGACGTTCCTGCGGCGGACAGGGAGCCGCCCGCGAGCGTAACGGCGAGCGCTCCCGCGTTGCGCTGATACCCATCGGCGATGACAGTTGCGCCAGCCGCAGTCGACGCCAGCGTCGCGACGATGCGCGGCGATCCTGCCGCCGCCACTGTCGCGCCCGCCGCAGTAATCGCGAGCGCGCCCGCATTGCGCTGATATCCATCGGCGGCGACCGTCGAAGGCGTGAGCGTTGCCGCAAGCGATCCGTTAACAACCGGAACAGAAGAGGCGGACAGGGTTGCGCTCGCGAGCGTGACCGTTAATGCGCCAGCGTTCCTCTGGTAACCATTTCCGGCGACGATCGATGTCGCCAGCGTCGCCGCGCCCGCGCCCTGTATGACGGGCGAACCAGAACCGGCGACGCTTGCGCCTGCCGCCGTGATCGCCAGAGCGCCCGCGTTGCGTTGATATCCAGCGCCCGCAACTATCGGCCCGGCGAGCGTCGCAGCGCCCACGCCAAGGATCGTCAGCGAGCCAGCGCCAGCCAGCGTCGACGGCGTCAGCGCGCTTGCGAGCGCTCCCGCATTCCGTTGGTATCCATCGGCGGCGACGGTCGAAGGCGTGAGGGTTGCAGCCAGAGCGGCGACGATGCGCGGCGATCCGGCTGCGGCAATCGTTGCCCCTGCCGCCGTGATCGCCAGAGCGCCCGCGTTGCGCTGATAGCCGTTCGCGATAAGCGATCCGCCGACAAGCGCCGCCGACAGTTGGCCGGGGTTCGTGATCGTTCCGTTCGATTGCGCGATCGAATGGTCGAGCGTGATCGCCGCTGATCCTTGAACGTTGCTCGAAGAGCTTGCGAAGAGGCTCGCCCCGGCAAGGGTGATCGCCGCCGCGCCTGCGTTGCGCTGATAGCCCGCCCCGGCCACTGTCGCCCCGGCGAGCGCTGGCGCTCCGGTCGCAAGGATGCGCGGCGATCCGGCCCCGGCCAATGTCGAAGGCGTCAGGGCGCTTGCGAGCGCCCCGGCGTTCCGCTGATAGCCCGCCCCGGCGATCGTCGCCCCGGCGAGCGAGGGAGCCGCCGCGCCCTGCATGACCGGCGATCCGGTCGCGGCGATCGTGGCGGGGGCGAGGGTGAAGGCCCCCGCGCCTGCGTTCCGCTGATACCCGGCCCCGGTGACGATCGCGCTCGCGAGGGAGCCCGCCCCCGCGCCGACGATCCTTGGCGATCCAGAGCCCGTCAGGAAGCTTGCGGCGAGCGAGGCAGTCAGCGCCCCGGCGTTGCGCTGATAGCCCCCAGCGGCCACGCCAGCCCCGGCGAGGGTGATCGCGGCGCTTCCTAGGGCTGAACCCTGTCCGGTCGATGAAAGCGTCGCGCCTGCTGTCGTGATCGCCAGTGCGCCCGCATTGCGCTGATATCCGTCACCGACCGCGCTCGCCCCGGCCAAGGCGGGCGCAGAAACGCCTAGGATCGTCGGGGATGCGGTTCCGGCCAGAGTTGCGCCACTGAGCGCCAAAGTCGCCGCGCCCCCTATGACGGGGCTCCCTAGGCCCGCCAGCGAAGCCCCGGCCAAGCTGACGACCGCAGCGCCGCCGATCCTAGGCGATCCCGCCCCGGCCAGCGACGCCCCGGCCAGCGTGACAGCGCCAGCCGAAAGGATCGTCGCCCGCCCGATCGCGGTAAGGGTCGCGCCGCCCAATGTCGCCGCAAGGGTTCCTGTCCGCCCGATCGACGGAACCACGCCCGGCGTTGCCTGCCCCTCGAAGGTCGCGCGCGCGGGGTCCGCCCCGACTTCGACAAGCGTCCAAGCCTTGCCATCGATCACGACGATGTCGCCCGGCTTCGGCGTGCGCGACGTCAGCGTCGCGGCGAGCATCATCAACCGGCGATCCTTCGCCGGGATTTCGTCGACCCCGCGCTGAAAATCGCTGTAGTCGACGACAAGCGCCTTGCAGGGGAGTTCGGCGTATGTCGCGACCGTGCCGCCCCGGCCATCGGCGACGCGCTCCGTCGCGCTGTAAAAAATTGCGTCGTCGAAGAGCGACGGCCCCATCGCTGCGGCGACGGTCGAAGGCATGACGTCGAGAATGTTCGCGCCCGTCGCCGCCGTCGTGTCGCCCGAAGGCATAGGCGCGCGCGTCGCCTGAGCTTCATACGAAGCGTTAGCCGGATCGACCCTGACCTTGGCGATCGCCCATGCCGCCCCATCCAGAACCAGAACGTCCCCCGCTTGGGGCTTCTGGCTGATAGTCGCGGCGAGAATAATTGCGTTTCGTTCGGACGACGGAATGCCGCCACTGGCGCGCTGTCGATCGGTGTATTCGACGACAAGCGCGCGGCAGGGTAGGCGGACAGCCTGTCCGCCGTTCCAGCCGCCGCGACCGTCAGGCGATCGCGGCGCTTTCGCGTGAAGCGTCGCCGACCGGAAGAGGCTTTGCCCCATCGCTTCGGCAATTAGCTTCGGCAGACTGCCAAGCAGGGACAACGCGCGCGCCTTCCATCAGCGAGGGAAGGGGTTAGGCGTTGCCTTCGGTGATCGTGAACGACGTGATCGTGACGGGCTGGCCTGCAACGATCGTCGTCGTCGTCAACTGAAGATCGCCGCCGCCGCCTGTCGCCGTCACGGTCCCTTGCGCGTGAACCGTCGTGCCGTTCGAGGCATACAGGGTGAAGTAACCTGCGGTGATCGAAGCATCAGCCGACGCGTCTTCCCATGTTCCAAGCTTGGCCTTAGTGCCGCCCGCCGCTGCGGCCATGTAGTCAGCCGGGAGCGTCATTACAACGCCGACAGTTCCGGTTCGCGCGGCTGCGCAGTTGGCGGGAACCGCGCCCGATCGAATTTCGAGAACAGCGGTTGTGCCGATCGCGGTTTCGATCGCGTCTAGGCGAGCGTTGCGAACGGCGTCGGAAAACTGCAAGGCCATGTGATCTTCTCCGCAAGGGTTTCGAGTTGCTTAAGGTGTTTCGCGGTTCCGCCTAATCCGTGCTTAAGCCGCCCCCTGCCAATCCTCTTTGTGGATCGTCCCGCATGAAGAACACATCAGCGCGTCGAGCATGACCGCGAAGGATTGATCGCCGCACGTCGCACAAGACTGACGAACGACGCCGTCTTCGGGCAGGACAGGCCCGGCGCGAACAGCGCTCATGCGACCGCAATTGGCGCACTCAAAATGCTTTCGACCGCACGGAACAACGGCGTCGTGTTCTCGGTGATCGCAAAGTTCACAGATCAGCGGGCCGCGCGTTTGCCTGTCGTCAGCCTCCCTAGGCCGAAACTGCACAACGGTAGAGTTCACCGCGAAGAGCCTCCGTTGATCGTCTTCGCGCCTAGGAACGAAGCGGCGAGCTTCTCGATAAGGTAAAAGCGATCGGCGGCGTCGGTTTCGATCCGATCCTTGACGATGTCGCCATATTCGATTTCGACCGATCCGGCCTTGAGCTTTTTGACGCTCGCGCTCGACGGCGATTGAACCGCAGCGCCGACGCCAGCGAGCGGCCCGGCGAACGCCAGCTTCGCGAGTTCAGCAATCGCCTGCAAGAGCTTCGGCGGAAGCGCCTCTTCGTCGAGCGGGAAGACCAGCGCTTGCGTCAGGTTCGTCGGAACCCCGCTCGCGCGCGGACCCCATTCGATGTCGAAGAATTGCGTCGCGCGACGAATGCACGTCGTCAGGATCGTGTCGGTTTCGGACGCGAAGACCGCGTCGCCGCGATCTTCGAAATAGGTCCGAACGAAATCGACGTCGCAGTAAGCGTCGGCGTATTCGAGCCCGGTCCCATCTTCGACGATAAGCGCGGCTACTGGCATTGGTTACTCGGGATCAGCAATGTTTGCGATGATCTCTTTACGCTCTGCAAGTTTCGCGGCGCAGAACGCTTCGACTTCCGCCTTCGACTTGGCGTCGCTTCCAAGCGCCTTCGCGATCTTTGACCGCTCCGTCCACTTGATCGACATGACGTCGTCGGGGATGTAGGGCGAAACCGTCATGACGCCGTCAGCGTTGAGAAACAGCTTGTCGCCGGTCGCGAATTTCACGATCGACTGATCGGGGTTCTGATAGGCCCCGGCCTCTTCGGCCAGAAAGAATTCCTCGCCGACCTTCTCGACGACAGGCGCTTCGGCGGGGGCGGGGGCGGGAAGGCCAAGCATCGCAACGAAGTCGGCGGGCGTGGCGTTCGGGTTGCGTTGAATGAACAGCGTCCCGGCTTCGCCGATGATCGTCGCTAGCTCTTCGGCGGTTGACGCTTCGAGCCCGGCAAGAGCGACAGCAAGCGCGCCGTAAGAGGCTGCGGCCTCTGCTGCGTCGCGGGGCTCATTTGATGCTGTCGCTTTCGGCTTAGGGGCGCGAACCAGAGCGGACAGGGTTGCAGTTTCGCCGACCATGAAGGCGATGACGTCCGCGAATTCCTTTTCGATCGCGGCGCGCTGCTCTTTCGTTTGAGCGTTCGCGGATCGGTTCAGGTAGTGAAGTTTCCGCTCTTCCATCAGCAAGCTTGCGTCTTGATCGCTCATCTTCGTCCCTTTTCAAAAGCATCGACCCGGCAAGCATGGGCGCTCGCCGGGTCGATCGTCGCGGGTGATTAGTCGAGGCGCGACTTGATAAACGCAAGCTTAATATTCTTGCGCTGATATACGCGGTTCCAGTTCGCCGCCGTTGCGAGTTCGGCGCGCGTTGCGGACGCGCCCGCGACTGACGCTTCGGTCCATTCGAAGCCCATCGGGTGAACGATCGGATGACGACGCTCGACAAGCTCTTCGATACCGCCGCCGTTGCCGCCTTTGGCGGAACGCTGCACTTCGGTCGGGACGCGCGGTGAGCCGGTGCCAAGCTGGAAACAGCCAGCGCCGAAGACAGCCGACACATAGACGTTTTTGTTTCCAGCGCCGCCGCCATCGTTGATGCTCTCGACGAGCACGGGCATCAGATCGTCGATGATCACGCGCTTGCCTTGGAACGTCTGAAACAGAAGTTGTCCCGTCTGCATGTCGTGCTGATCTTTCAGCGCGCCGCGCTTCTGAAGCTTGGCATGAACGGCTGAGTGAACAGCGATAGCGACAAGATCGCCCTTGTGATCGCCCATCGTCTGCGCTGCATCGATAAGGGTGTTATCGTTCAGGTCGCGCGGGTTGCCAGCCGTGACCGCTGCATCATTGTTCGTCGCGATATTGACGATCATGTCTCCGCTATCGTTGGCGATGTTATCGGCGAGCACGCCAAGCGCCGTCGACAGCATCATTTTTTCGGACCACGTCGCCCAATACTGCGCAGTCTGATCAGCGATAGCCGTCAGCGGGTCGCGGGCGATCATCGCCGTCGTCAGATCGGCGCTGCCCCAAATCTGGTTATACATGTGCAGGCGAGCTTTCTGCCTGCCCGTGGTGATCTTCTTAGCCGTGCCGATCGTGGCGTCGTTATCGGTCGAAATGTTGGCTTCGTCGTTCGCCAGTTGTTTGAAGAACGGCAGAAGGTAGACGCCGCCCTGTCCAGCGGCGAGCGCTGTCAGGTTGGGATTTTGTTCGGCAATGCCTGACGCGATAAACGCGTTAAGCTCGATGGCTTTTTCCATCGAGTATTCGGTATATTCAGCGCCATAGACCAGATCAGCCAATGCTGTGACGGGCATGTTTCTCGAAGCTCCAAAAGCGTTTCAAACGAAGCGCCCCATACCGGGGGCGTGACGGGTGATCGCTAGGGCTCCCCTTGCGCTCGAAGGTCTTCGGGCGGCGAGCTTCCCGCCGCCCTTGCTGCTCCCGCTCTAAGGTGTTTCGCCTTATTGCAAGAGCGGCGTATTCGATCCTATGCCGCGCGCTCTGCCGCAGCTTTCAATTGAGCGGCGAGCGCGGGGTTCTTCTCGCGCAAGTTCGCTTGCTCCGTCAGGCTGTAGTGAGGCGAGCCCTTGATATACGGATTTTTGCCGGTGTTAGCGCTCGGGCGCGTCTTCGATCCGCCCGCGCCAGAACCGCCGCCTTCCGCCTCGAAGACAGCGCCGAAGCGTTCGTCTGCCTTGATCGTTTCAACAAGCGTCGTGACGCTCGCCACCTGTCCGCCTGCGGCCTGCATTTCGTCGCCGTTCGCAGCGAGAACCGTCAAATTGACTTTGCCCGTATCGGGATCGATCTCGCCCTTCACGCGCCCGCGCAGCATCGGCAACAGAAGATCGACGTTGCCTTTCTGCGTCGCGAGTTCGCCCGTCAGCGCGCGTTCGATCGTCTCATCGACGCGAGCCTTGTTCGCCGCCTGCAACGCGATGTCGGCGTCGGCGGCTTTCTTCTCCGCTGCGGTGATCTTGCGTTGAAGTTTGGTTTCGGCTGCGGCGACAGCGTCCGCGATTTGCTTCGCGACGTCGGGGTTCTTCGGATCAACGGAAGGCTTCTGTCGAAGGCGATCGACGACGTCGGCCATGTCTAGGTCAAGCTCTGCAATCGTCGACGTGAATTCGTCGACGTCCAGATCGCCAAGCTTGGCGACTTGATCCTTGAGTTTTTTGTTATCGTTGAAAAGTTGGTCCCGGTTCCTTTTGAGCCCTGCCGTTTGGGCTTCGACGTAGGTTCCGATTGATTGCTCGATTTCGGCGGACGACGTCAGGCCAAGGGCCGCGAGCAATTGTGCAAGTGTCATATGGGCTTCCCATTTGATTAACCCGGCTTCCGGGCGATCAAAGGGTTCGAAGGTGTTTCGCGCTTTTCGTCAAACCTTCGGATTGTTGGCGTTGAAGTGAGCTAGAGCGCGGTCCATCATGTCTTCGCCGGGGTAGGGCTTCCCGGCCATCGCAAGGTCTAGGCCCTCTTCGTCGCGCTCGACCGCTTCGAGCGTCCTAGCCCCCGTAAATCTTTCTGAGCCATTCGAGGACGGCCCCGCCGCCTTCGGTGATTTTTTCTTCGCCTTGCGAGCCATTTACGTCGACCTCTGCATATGAGCGCACATCGCGCGATTTCTTGACCACGTTGTAAGTCTTCGTCGGCGCATCGCCGATCGATCGATAAAATTCGCTCGGGATCAATCGACCCGTATGAACGAAGCGCGCGCCCATGCGTCGCGCGGCTTCGTTCTGAGTGACGGCGAGGTTCACGATATCGACGTCGTATCCGGCTTCTTTAAGTTCCCTGATAGCCTTCTCGATACTCTTGACGCTGCCGCCCACTTTGGGAAGCACGACGTTCATGCCCTCCGCATAAACATTCTTGAACGCCTTTTTCGTGAGGATGGCGCTTTCGTTGTGAACCGCCGACGCGCCTAAGCCGCCGTTGTTCTCTTTCATGAACCACTTCGCTTCGTCGACGTCGACGATCGCCGACCGCGTCTTCACGGACAAGGCTTCGGCGAGTGTCGACTTGCCAGCGGCAGGCGGGCCGATAACGATCGTTGCCTTGCGCTCGAATAGCGGACCTTCCGGCCCGGCGAAATGCTCGCCCCGCTTCCTGATGTTTGAAAGCGTTTCATTGATGTTCGTTTCATACGGATCGCCCGGCGTCGGTTTGCCGACTTTGGGGTCGATCTTCGCATATCGCCGCGTCGAGAAGTAATCAACCGGGAAATTGTCTTCGTCTTCGATCGTCTGCTTCATCGCGAGCGCGCGGCGCTCCGCTAGGACGAATTCTCGGTTTGTCAAAACGTCTTCCATCGTGACGCTCCCCCAATCCTTGTCGAGCATTTCTTTCAGGTTCGGCCCCTTCGATCCTGATGGCGGGCCGTGCTGATCAACAAGCTGCTCTAGCGAAAGCGGCGAGCCGTTCGTCGAAAGCAAATCCTTCTGGCTGATGCGACCTTCGCGAAAGAGCGCGGCCCGGCCAACGCCGAAGACCTTCCCTTGCTCTTCGGGAGGCATGCCGTCGAAGTAAGTCTTGAAGTCAGGCGACAAGGCGGGCGGGTTCTCAAGATCAAGCACGCTCGAAATGATCGATCGACAACGCCAGTGCAAAGCGGGTTGGCGAAACGGCGTCGCGTGATTGACCGGATCGAAGTTGTCGAGCCGCCACGTCAGGCCATGCCGACCTGAACATATCAGCGTCGTGCGACTGTCGAGCACGGCGACATGCTGCAAGCCTTCGACGACGTCGGCGTTCTGCCTGAACACGGCCATTTGCGCTTCGTTGGCGACGGACGTGACAGACGTTCGAACAAGGCTTTCAGCGTTGCGACGCGACACGGCCATGATGCCGTCAGAATAGTTCTTCGCTCGCGTCCCCTTCACGCGCGCGATTAGCTGTCCGATGTTCTCGCCGGATGCTACGCCGATTTGCATCTGACGCGCGAAATTATCGGACAGGGCTTGGCCTTCAGCCTTCCAGAAATCAGCGGCGACCGCGCCAAGCACGACAGGCTGATCGACAAGCGCTTCGAGAACGGAATTCGGCGCGAGCGCGATCGTGATATCGGCTCCAGTCCCGTCAACTGATCGCTGCAAGCTCGCCTCTTTCCAGCGCGCTTCGTTTTCGGCGAGCTTCGGAAGCTCGCCGGTCGCTTCCTTGCGGACGCGATCGTAACGGGCGGTAATTTCGTCGGCGACTTCCTTTTTCAGTTTTTCGAGGCGCTCGCGAACGCGCTTCCCGTCAGACGGATCGAAGTCGGCGAGCTTCGCGACAGTGTCGCGCTCAAGATCAAGCAAGAGCCGCAAGACGCGCGCGTTCACATCGGAAGCGTAGCGATCGCGCGAAATGGTTCGCGCGATCGCATCACGGGCTTCCTGATTAGATTGTGTCTTGCGCGGCCCGCGAGCCATGAACTACGCGCCCGGCGTCGGGGGCTTGCCTTCGCCTTCGGTGAAGAACGTCCCGCCCGAAAGCTTGCGGATCGTCGGCCTGATCACGGCGTAAAACGCCGCGCCAATTACGACGCCGATCGCCAGAAATACAATCTCGCCCATAGATGAAACCCTTCCGTATTGGCCCCGGTTAGTTGCGTGCCGGGGCGGGCCACGCGCCGAACGACGTTGTCCCCTTGATCGCCAGACGCCAATGCCAATCCGTTCGGATCAACAGCCGCGCCGTCATGTCTTCGCTATGACATCCGACGAACGCGATCGTCACGCCGTGCTGTACGTTCAACTTGTGCATGACGAGGTGTTCAAGCTCTTCGCACATATCGCTTGCCGAAACCCATTTGATCGACTTCGTTTCCGCGATCGCTTCGTGCGCTGCCCGGCTCAATCCCTCGAAGCTTTTATCAGGCCCCTTCAGAACCTCACGCAAGCGGCTGAAGACGCCCGCGCCCTTGCCCGGCCCCTTGGCTACCGTCTCGGCCCTAGCCGCATCAGCGCCCACGCTGGCGCGTCGTGCGGCCTCTTCGTTTTCGATCCTCATCCGCTCTTTCGGCGTAAGCGGCTTTGAGAGTTCAAGCGGCGGCGCTTTGATCGCTGGCTTCATCGGCATTAAGCGGCCCTCGGGTTAGGTGGCGGAGAAGCGGGCGCGGGAATAGGCGGGTCCATATTCGGCAGGCCCGGAACCTGAACCGGGAGCCCTGTCGCCGGGTCGGCTGTGATCGCCGGTCCCTCGCTTTCGAGTTCCGCGTCGTTCGCTTCGGCGTCGAAGTCGCCGTCGAGAATTCCTTCGCCCCGCATCTGTGCGATGAATTGCGGACGAGAAAGATCACCGCCGTTGCGCATGGCTTGAAGCGCTGTGACGCGAACCTGATCAACGGTGTCGATCCCGAATTCGGTGTTAGGCGCGAAGCTTGTCTCGGGAGGCTCGCGCCGTTTCCAGATCGACAGGAATTCGACCGCGACGTCGAGCGCGAGCCCTAGGGCGATCGACCATGCTTGCAGGGAAGAGTTCGCCTTGTTCTGTCCAAGCGCATCCTTCGTCGCGGTAACGCCCGCCTGCTGCCTCATCAGCGGTTGATAGGCGAGAACCGACATGTCTTTTTCGAGCCGGTCCAAATCCTTCTCGCCCGCCGCGATCGCCGTTCCCTGCGGTTCGATGTAGTAAAATTCGGATTGGGGATCGCGCGAAAACATCGTGACGTTTGGCCCGATGACGACATGCTTTCCGCTCGGGTCTTTTTCCAGCGTCTCGGGGTCGACGCCAGAGCCGCCAAGCATCGGGAAGCGAGACACTGTCAGGATCGCGCGTTGATCAGACGATGATTGCCAGTGCTCGACGTTCTTTTCGGCGAGCCCGTTTAATGGCGGGAGCAAACGACCATAACTGTCAACGCCGCCGATCCGATATCTGCTGATCGGGAGGATCGGCTTACCCTCCCAAGCGATGTCGAGCACGCCGTCGTCTTCGAGCCATTCCGTCGTGCCGCTTTCGCGTTCGAAACGCTTCCACGTTGCGGCGTTCTCTTCGATCCGCCATTCGAAGACACGCTCGACCATGAAGTCGCCGAAATCGTCGACGTCTTCGATCCATTCTGTTTCATACCATCGCGCATATGTGCAGAAGACGCGACCGTTTCGCTTCGTTACTTTGTAGTCGAGCATATTGTCGGCGCTGATCAGGGCGAGGTAGGGACGCCCGCCGCCCATCGTGCGACGCACGTCAGCCAGTGACACGGGAGCGCCATCGACTTCCGGCTTAGGCAGTTCAGGCGCGTCGCAGATCACATAAACTTCGCCCTTCGCCATCGCGAGCGCGAGCATTTGCTTCGCGAAAAGTTCGATGTCGTTCCCTTCGGCGTCGATCTCTTCGAGCATGTCCGAAAGATCGTCGTCGATCGCGTCCGACCATTTCATCGGCTGGCTGAAGACCGTATCCGTAAGGTTCTCGACCGATTGCGCGAAGACCGGCAACAAGAACGATCGCGACAGGCGGTTCGCGTATTCGTCATCGTCTTCGTTTTTGTGGCGGGGAAGGAATTCGTCGCCCGCGCCGCGCATCGCTTCCGATCCGCCCATAAGCGCGTCGGCGAGCGCCCATCGCGACGTCATCATTTCGGCGTAAGCCGATTTCTTCGTCGGGTCTTTCAGCTTGTCGCCGGTTGCCATGCGCGCCCTCTAGGGATTAGCGGACAGTGGTTAGGCTGTTTCGCCGGGCGCGCAAACCGGCCCTAGTGAAGCTCAAAGAGTGACCATAGATCAGCGGCCCCCAAGGTCGCGCCCAGTATGGCGAGGTTGAGCATGACGCCGAAGAGCCATAGCCCCGCAAGCCCGAAGCCTATCGCACCGAAAACCTGCCTTGCGATCTTCATTTGCGCTCCCAAGGTCGCTTGGGGTTCGTGAGCGTTTCGATGATCGCGAGCGCGCGACGCAGATCAGCGGCGACGGCGTCGATCGTATCAGGCTGCAACTTGCGCCGCGACAGGGCGATCGACAGGCGACCCGTCGCGCCCGCTGCGATCTTGTGAGCTTCGGCGAGGCGATCGGCGATCATTTGCGTATCCCCTTCGACAGCATGCGAGCGAGTTCATATCGCTCATGCGGGTTCAGCGTGCAGGTCACATCCGCGCGCCCTCCGTTGATTGTTTCCGATCGGATTGAAACGCTTCCGTCTAGCCCCTCCCTGACTTCGAGCGATCCGCCATCCAGCGCGATCTTAAGCAGGGTCGGCCATTCGAGCGGGTTCGTCAGGTCAGGCGGATCGAAGAGAATATCCTTCGAGCGAAAATCGATTTCGCGCGGCATGCGAGCCCCCTACATTTTCCCCAGCATCAAGCCTTTTCGCTCGGCAAGGCATCGATACCTGATCGGGTCATACGCATGATCTTCGCCGTCCGTGTCAACGTCGTCGGGTTTCTTTTCGTCGCGCTGAAGCTTCGGAACAGTTCGTATAACGTGCTTGCATGTGGAGAACACGAACAGCCCCGGCGCTTCCATCGGTCGACCTTCGGCGAACGGTTCCGATGAAACCATTCTGTCGATCACGTTCTTCGCGCCAGTGATGCGCGAGCCGGGCGACTTGTCCGCTTCGTCGAAGTCGACAAGCTCGCTTCGATACGTGTCGATAATCGCCTTGCCCTGCGGTGCGTTGAAAATCTGCGTATCGGCAGGGCCGCGCATGACCTTGCACGCGTGAAAGTTCTGAACGGTTCTGTCCATCGCTTTGATGTCGCGCGCAATCTCGCCGTCAGTGTCGCGTCGACCCTTGTTCGGCTCGCCGTTCCATCCGTAAATTTCCGCGATGACGAAGAGCGTTCCTTTCGGGAAGCGATACCAAACGCCGTCATCGATTTCGACTTCGCTTCCGTCGCTCTCGGCAAAATAGAGCGTGCAATGTGGCGACGCCGCTCCCCAATCGTGAGCGCGATCGACGCGCCATCCCTGCGGAATTCGAAACGGTTTGATTACGTGCGTTTCGTTTGACCAGACGCCAGAGAAGAAACCGCCGACAGACAAATCCCATTTGCCTTCGATCCACGCCATGCGCTTGGCTTTGTCGCTTGGCATGATCCGGGCGAGGTAGGAGGGATCGGCCCGCATCATGTAATCGTTATCGCGGAAATCCATTCGAAGGTGCGTGCGCGAAATTTTGAACGTGCGCGAGAACGTGCCGAAATTGATTTCGCGGCTTTCCTCGATTAGCTCGCCCTGCTTGCCCGCATCTATGAACCGCTCCTTCACCCACCATGCGCCCGGCCCCCAAGGGTTAGTCGCGGCGCGAACGCGCGGGCGAACGTTCGGGTTCGACGATCGAACGCAAGACATGATATCGAAGTAAAGGCCCGGATCGGACCAGTTGCACAATTCGTCGAAGCCAAGCCACGGCCATTCTTGCCCGAGATACTGGCTAATATCGGCGGGGCGCTTCGCATGCCTGAACAGAAGCTTCGCGCCATCGGGAAAGGTCCACCCTAGCGCCTCGGGGCTTCCGTTGAATTTCGCGCCGGGGAACAATTTCGGAATGCGCTTTTTTGAGCGCTCGACGATGTCTGCAAGGTCTTTGTATTCGCGACGCAGGATAAGCCCGCGCCAATCTGCGCCTAGGCCCGTTTTTACATCGTTGCAGAAGTCGGCGAGAAGCCAATCGGATTTGCCGCCGCCACGGTTGCCCCACGCGAGCAACTCAAACGCAGGACAGCCAATCAATCGAAGTTGCACAAAGGTCGGCGTCCAGACTTCGTCAACGATCAAGCCTGTATCGGTCTTGAACATCGGGACGATTTCGCGCGGCGCTTCGAGCGTCTTCGGCTCGGGAGCCGGTGCGATCTTGTTCGCCTGCTTTTCCTTGAACGCCTTCCACGCGGAAAGGTTCGTGACTGCGGCGCTCACTTAATAACCTTGCCCTCAATCAATCCCGCATCCTGTCGCGCGCGCTCTTCGTTGAGTTCGCGCATTTGCTTTTCCCAATCTTCGCGAGAGGCGACAGGCGCGCGAACGAAGACGGCTTGCCCGATATTGATGTCGCCGCCGACTTGCGCCGGTTGCTTCGTCAGGCCGAAGACTTCGGCGAGCTTGAACAGCGCCGCTTGACGATCGACAAGCTTCACTTCGAGCGATGGCGACTTACCCCAAGTCCGCTTGATATTTATACGAAGGCGTTGCTCTTCGGTGAGTTCATCCGAAGCCTTCATCGTCAGATTTCCAGCGGCGTCCCATTCCGCAAAATTGCCTAGGCCCGTCTGCGCATCCTGCGCGATTTGATCCAGAACCCAAACCTTTGACAGCCCCGTGCGTATGGAAGCAAGTTCGGAAATGGCCTCGCCAATGTCGACAAAAGTCAACAGGCGCGAGCCCTGCGACCGCGCGGTGTCAGGGCTATAGCCAGCCGCTAGCGCGGCCCGCGTTGCGTTGAGCGTGATCATGTATTCTTCGACGAAACGCTTCCGTCGATCGGACAGCGCGTCGAATTTTGGCGTCTTCGGCTTGTCGCCCGGCGAGCTTCCCGCCGTCGTTACTGGGTTACTCAACTTCGGGCTCCCCGAAATGCTGGACAATCGACCGGGCGGGGCGGGCTGGGTTGGGGGTTGCCTTGTCGCCCGGTCGATTGCGCGGAACCACCGCCGCCGCATTTCGAAACCGTTTCGCCTACTGGCGCAAGCTTACGGCTGCGGCTGCTCTTCGTCGATCGGTCGACCATTCTGAAAATGCCGTTCAATCGCCTCTGGCTGCGCCTCTGGCGCGATCGGCATGCTTTCCGCCGCTTCGATAGCGGACAGGGCTTTTTCTGCGTCCGCGCTCGCCTTGGCAAGCGCGGCGTCGATCCTTGCGCCTTCCGCCTTGTGCGCGATCCGCTTCAGCGTCAGGTGCGAAACAGCCGCCGTCGCTTCGGTGTATATTTTCCGGTTTTTGTTTAGTGCGTCCATCATCGCTCTTGTCCCTATGCTGCCCATTTGCCGTCGACCACGTCGGCGAGCCTTTCGACGCGCTTCCGGCGCGGCGTTTCGGGCTCGTATGCGACGCGCATATGCGCCTCGCAATAGTTGCCCTTTCTCACGCGCTCGCATCCGCAGAACCCGAAGCCCGTCGCCTTGGGATCGCCCATAGGCCACTTGCAGCCGCGATCGCCCAAGGCTTCGAGCGGCGTCGCCTTGGCCTGCAAGATCGTATCCAGCGCCGTGCTGATGACCGCGCCGCGACGCATGCGCGCCGCGAAGTTCTTTGCGTTTATGTGTTGGGATGCTCGCGCCCGGCGAGCCTCTGGCGTCATCACTTCGCGGATGCCAAGGCGTCGGCATTTGCCGATGATCATGTTCCGCGTGCGGCCCGGAAGCTCGCGACAAATCTGCCCGTATGACAGACCGTCGCCAATGTGCTTCCGAAGGTTTCGAACCTCCGCTTCGGTCCAAGGGCGTTCCCGGTCTTGCGGGATCGGCTCGGGCTTTTTCGTCGGCGATTGCCGAACGGGAACGGCCCTAGCCGTTGGCGATCGGACAGGGGCTGTTGCGTGTCGCTTCATGCGCCGCCTCCCGGCTGACGCAAGTATCCCGGCATAGGCCGGTGATCGAAATCGTCTCGCAATGCCCGCTCCCGCTTTTGGCGGGGCGTCGTTCGCAGTCGGTTCAGGTCGCGGCGAATTGCTAGCCCGAACACAAAACGGAACGCAACAGCGATTTTATTTTTGGCGAAATACCATTGCTCAAATTTGAGCGATTTGCTTTTTCTAGGAATGGGGTAGGGGTCTAACTCTAGTATACCCCCCCCCCCCCCCCCC